GGTAGGGTTAACGTGGAACTCGACAGGTACAACCTCTATCTCCGATTTCACGTGTGGACCTACCCCTAGGTGTAACCACTATCTATGCAGGTACAACCTTTATCTCGACTGGTGTACCCTTTATCCCCGATTTCGCGTGTGGACCTACCCCTAGGTGTAACCACTATCTATGCAGGTACAACCTTTATCTCGACTGGTGTACCCTTTATCCCCGATTTCGCGTGTGGACCTACCCCTAGGTGTAACCACTATCTATGCAGGTACAACCTTTATCTCGACTGGTGTACCCTTTATCCCCGATTTCGCGTGTGGACCTACCCCTAGGTGTAACCACTATCTATGCAGGTACAACCTTTATCTCGACTGGTGTACCCTTTATCCCCGATTTCGCGTGTGGACCTAGGGTCTAGTGGTACCAAGAACCAGGTAGGTGCAACCTGGATGTCGGGATGGTCAACCTAGATGCCTGCGAGGATGTACCTGGATGTGGGTCTAGTGCTACGTGGATGTGGCTAGATGACAGCTGAGGTTGTTGTTACTATTCACGCCGTAAGCAAGAACCTAGAGGACAAGTAAGGCAGGAGGAGGGTCGCGTTGGCTAAGAACCAGACCTACAGGGCTTTTGTCGCGCGCCCGACCCATATTCTGGACCTGAATGGTGAGCTACTAGATGGCGCTCGCGTTTTGGCGGGGCTTGTGTCTGAGGTTCGTGACATTTCGGCTTATGCAACCTACGTGGTTCGTAACGACGAGGCTCTAGGTGACGAGCTGGCGCGGGTTACCGCTACGGCTCCCGCTGTGGCGGGCTGTGGGGCGGGCGTGGTTATGCCTGATTTTCTTGCGTCTGGGCGCACTGGCAGGTCACGTAAAGAGCGGCTGATACAGTACAACGTCGTTGCGGCTTACCGCTCATGGCAGGAACGCATCAAGGCCGCAAACGGCGAGAGTTCCAAGTACGTGAGCCAGGGGTGGAAACGAACTGTGAGCGCCGCCGCACCCACGTATGGCGGGGATTACGTGAACCTCGGTACCGTGGACCGTAGCTACGCCGCCATCGAAAATGACCCGTTTACCAGTGGTGAGATCGTGCTCAGGATGGTTATTCAGGGGCGATGGTATCGGCTGGTCTTCGACTTCGATAACGCGCGGTTCACCGAGGGGAAGGTTGCCCTGCCCCTCATCCGGGTCCAGGACGACCTGCCTGTTTTTGTCTTCACGGTCGTGACCGATAACCCGGTCGTGCAGTTCTCAGGCGACTGGATGATCGGCGTAGACGTGGGACTCAACGACTACGCCACCGTTGTGGTGCGCAGCGCTGCGACTGGGCGGATAGTGTATGAGACGACGCTCTCACAGCGGGTTCATTCTCTGTGGAACAGTGTTCGCGCGTCGGAGCGGCAGGTCCGCGCCCTGCGCCGGAAGGCTGGCCGGCTCCTCTCCCAGCGGCAAACCAGAATGTCCGCCCTGGATGAGGCTCAGCTTCACCGCGAGGCGGCATCCCGCAAGAAGCGCGAGTTGGCGATCCTCGCCGCACAAGAGATAGCCGACCTCTCCCACCTGTGGGGCAACTCCGTCGTGGCCGTTGAAGATTTGAGCTGGGTTGCGAACACCATGCAGAACGGGCGGTGGAATCGTGGGGCGCTCATCCAGTGGCTCACCCACTACGTCTCACAGAACGGCGGCTGGGTCGTGGCCGTGAACTCTGCGAACACGTCGCAACAGTGCCATACGTGCGGCTCCAAGGTTACGCACCCCACGCACAAAGTGTCCGTCTGCCCCGAGCATGGCGTGATGGACCGGGATGTGAACGCCGCGGCGAACATCGCCGCCCGAGCTGTACCCCGCGTCGTTAAAGCACGGGCGACGCGAGCGAAAAACCGCAAACTCCAGCCACAAGCCCAGCTCAGGACACCGCCCGCCAGGGCTTCACTGAAGTACCCAGGCAGAGACAGAACCAAACGCAAGCCCACGCCAAAAAGGAAGAACCACCACCCATTTTCTAAGGGGGTGATTCTCCCTTCTAGCCCCGCTAGGGCACAAGCACCACGCTTGGAGGCCAGCGTACTAGCGGACCAGGACGCACACGGCACCCTGGAGACCAACAAGGCGGCACTCAAACAAGGCGACGTGGCCTACGAATGTAGGCTATACAGCCTTATTTGATACGCCCTAGGTGTACTTCGTTCTCTGTGTGAGCGTAAGGATCGGCCCCTCGCTCGTGGTTATGAGCTAAGGGGCCGACTTGTTGAAGTGGAAGGTTCTAGTGTGAGCACTCCGTGGCGTGGGAGTAGATCTTGGCGAGGTCGTCGGGTGCGACGTTGGCGAGGGAGCGGGTGTCGCGGATCTGGGCGATGGCTACGGGGTCGAGGTCGCTCCACGACTTCTCGACCATGCACTGCGTGGTGGTGGCCGTGTACTCGCCGAGGCCGACGATGCCGGCGGGCACGTAGGCGGTGGCCCATGGGTGCCAGAGAGCCATGAGGTAGATGGTAGCGGCGAGTAGGAGGAGGGAGAGGATCGACTGGACGATGCCGAGTGCCCTGTAGAGGAGTCGGAATGGTGCGGTGATGATGAAGAACATGGCGGGGGCCTTTCAGCTGTTGCGCACGGTGTAGCGCAGGGGGTGGCGGTCGTGGACGAGGACGGGGCGGGCGAGGGCTTCCTTGAGGCGCTTGTGGGCGTTGTTGAGTTCTTGGAAGTCGCGGGGGTCGCCGCCCCTGTCGGGGTGGAGGGTGCGAGCTCGGGTGCGGAACGCTCGGTTGAGGTCGGCGAGGCTGGCGGTGGAGGTTATGCCGAGGAGCTTGAGGTCTCGGGGGTTGGGGCGGGGTGTCATGCTTGTTCCTTGTTCTTCATCTGCTGGCGGTAGTTGGCGATGCCGCCTCCGATCATGGAGGCGAGGCCTCGTACGCCCCTGGAGGCGACGTTGGCGGCTCCCATGGCGAGGGTGCCGGTGAGGCCTGCGGTGATGCGCCATGTCTTGCTCAGTCCTCCGAGGTCGGTGCGCTGCCAGGTCTTGCGCGTGTACTCGCTGGCGTTGCGTTGGCCGGTGGAGAGGATGTGCGTGGCGACGGACATGGCGCGTTGCATTTCGTCGTAACGTCGCACGCCCGATGGGGTGCCGTTGATGGTGCTCCAGGTCTGGCGGTCGAACTCTTCGCCTTCGATGCTGATGTGCTGGAGGAGGGGCATGTCAGCGAAGAGCTGGGAGATCGACGAGTCGGGCTTGTAGCCGAGGTCCGGGCAGACGTAGGAGCAGTAGAAGTCCCAGGAGTCGAAGGACAGTCGGCGTAGGTTGGGCATCTCGCGTAGGACGGTCCAGTTCATGATGGGCGCGATGTTGGAGGATCGGATCGCGTCGGTCATGTACGGGGGGATGACCTGGTTGTTGCGCCAGTCGTCGGTCACCTGGGTGCGGTAGGCGACGCCGTTCATGATGACGGTTTCGCCGACGACTCCGACGCGCTTGACGCGGGCCCAGGTGCCGGCCCATTCGTTCATGTCGGCGTAGAGGGCTGCCTGTACTGCGTCGGGGGTCATCTCCGTGGGGGTGATGGTGCGTGGGGTGCTCACGTTGAACTCGTAGCCGCCGCCGGTGGTGGGGCGCACGGGGCTGGTGGAGTAGTCCCATGTGGGTGCAGGGGCGTCGGGTTCGTCGGGCATGGCCATGCGGTCGGCGTTGGGGTCGGTGGTGTCGTCCATGTCGGGAACGGTGGGGGCCGGTGGCATGGGTGGCGGCGGTGGGACGGGGGGCACCGGCTTGGGTGGGGTCGGTACTGCGGTCGCGATCGGCTCCGGGCCTGCCGTCGGCGGTTCGGGGATCGGGGCTGCTGCGTGTTCGTCCTTAGCGGGCGTCGCAGGCGCAGCGGGAGCAGCGGGGGCCGGGGCCGGGGCCGGGGTCTGTTCCCCGTCGGCGGCGAGGTCGTCCATGTCCCACTCTTCCCCGCTGCTGCCCGCGAGCGCGAAGCCGCTGTTGGTGTCTTCTGACTCGAAGGCCTTGGGGCAGACGTGACGGAACAGGGTGACGGACTGGGGGTCGTACTCGTAGCCCTGGAAGACGTTGTAGATGTCCTCGACGGAGGCGATCCACTGGGGGCGCAGGTCGGAGACCCATTCTTGCCAGGTGCCCTCGTAGCCGAGCTTGCGGACGGTGAGGTTCGCTGCGTCGGAGAGTTTCTGGAGAGTGGCCGCGGCTTGTTCTCGGGTGACTCCGGCTTTGGCGAGGTAGCCCTCGAAGCCGAGGGAGGGATCGAGCTCGCCAGTGTCGGTGGATACGTCACGTCGGACGGCTTCGACGTCTACGCCTGCGCTCTTCATGTAGGAGATGCTGTTGTTCCAGCAGTAGCCGTCTTCGCTGCCGTCGGCGAAGAGGAGGCCGGGACGCAGGTAGGTGGCAGTGCGGGCAATAGCCTCGTCGCCGTTCATGATCTTGTGGATGTTGTCGCCGCTGAAGCCGGGGACGTAGGCGAAGCATCGCATGGTGGAGGACAGCTTGTCCGAGGCGTAGGAGCCTGGGGTGAGCTGGTTGAGGTAGTTGCGTCCAGGGTGGTGGCCGATAAGCACATCGGTCTTACCGATGGAGGCGTAGGAGTAGATGAAGTTGTCGGCCTCCTTGAAGGGGATCGGGACGTTCTTCGTGCTGGCGTTGAGTGGTTTGCCTGCGGGGAAGAACTGGCCGATGTCGGTGACGGGGTTGACGGGATCCTGGCCGATCATGAAGACGCGGGAGCGTTTGGCTTCGGCGTTGTTGAATCCTGCGTTGCGCAGCTGGGATAGCTTCTCGAAGGATTTGCGCATCATGAAGTACATGCTCGTGAACCACAGTTCGCCTGCGTTCACGTCCTGCTTGGGCTTCTTCTTGTCGTCGAAGCCGGACTGTTCCCAAGCGGCCCACTCGGACTCGTAGTTCGTGTAGCACATATGGCCTTGCATGTTGGACTGGAAGAATGTCTGGATCTGCTGGTTCGTGTTGCTGATTTCGTCAAACACGATGCAAATGCCGTCTTTTCCGCCCAGTTGTTCAGCGATTTCGGGGCTGATTGTGCGGGCTGCGAGCATTCCGAGCGCGAGGATCATGTAGCGCAGGTAGACGATGGTGCCGAGGGTGCCGGTGTAGCCGGGTGCCCACGCGAGGTTCTTCTTGTTCAGGTACTCGGGGATGTGGGCGCGGGCCTCGAGTTCGGCGACCTTCGCTGCCGTGTATTGCATGAACATGTCCGTGCCCTCTTCGGGGTTGCAGGCGATGTTCGATCCGTTGATGACGAAAGCGTCGGGGTTGATCGACAGGAGGAGCGAGGCCATGTCGGGCTTGTTGTCACCCAGTCCGGGGGCGATGCCGGCGATGAGGTGCATCGCGAGGATCTGCTGCGTGGTCAGGCCCTTACCGGAGCGGGAGCCCGCGAAGATGCCGTGGCTGGTGTGATCGTTGAACTCCTTGATTTCCTTGCCGGTGGTCACTACGTCGTCGTCGAGGCCGATGCCCAGGATCATGTTGTTGGCGTTTGGCTTGCGGCCCTGGCGTTGCATCGCGTCGAGGATCTTGCCTGCCCACACGGGGGAGGCGTTGGCGAGCACCTTGTCCATGTCGTGCCGGAACTCCCAGAAGATCCCGTCGTGGATGGGGTCGTAGCACTGGGCCGTGGTGCCGCCCGCGAAGCCGAGGGCTTCGACGATGGCGCGTTCGACGATGTTCTCGCTGAATCCTTCGTAGGGGGTGAGGACTCGGACCTTGACCTTGACGGGGATGTTGCTCGGGGAGTTGTCGTAGGCGGAGACGAGGACGCAGGTCGTCATGGCCTTGCAGATGCTTTCGAGCGCGCCGACGACCTTGGTCATCATGGAGGGGTCGTGGTAGGTGAGGCCGTTGTCGGCTTCGCTCTTGAGGAGGGCGCGGACGACGGCGGTGAGCATGGCTTGTAGGCTCTTCTTGACTTCGCGCTCGCGGTAGGTGTCCCAGGAGGATGCGTCGCTGTGGCGAGGGTAGAGGTCTTGTGCGCCGTCGTTGGACTCGCGTCCGAAGGCGTACTCGAGCATTTTGTAGGGGAAGTAAAAACGCGTGCCGTTGGGGTAGGTGTTGCCCTGGCGGTCCTTCCCGTTAATCAGGATCTCGGCGATCTCGTTGATGTTGCGCGTCGGTAGGGGGGTCAGGTGTTGCGCTGCTTGGATCTGTTCCCACAGGCGCAGGAGGACGAGGTTGTGGGTGCGCTGGTAGGCGCGCCCGTCGGAGGAGAGAGCCATGAGTCGGCCTTGGCCTTCTTCGTCGCAGGTGAGGACACCGGCGGGCTGGAGGACGCTGTAGCCGGACTTGAAGATGTGGTCGTACTCGTCGAGGATGCTTTCGGCGCGGGCGACGATCTGGCCTTGGTAGAAGGTCATGGCTTCTTCGGGGACGCCGTCGGTTTCGCCGTTGAGAGCTGCGAGTACCTTGTCGATGGTGATGTCGCGTGGGATCTTCTCGAACCCTAGGCCCTTGCGCGTGTCCTTGGGGAGGGAGGCGAGGTAGAGGGCGGCTGAGCGGCTGTCGCTGGCTGCGTCGAGGAGGACGCCGCGGCTTTGGGAGTTGACCTTGGAGGCGAGGGCCTTGTGGCTGGCGAGGGTTGGCCACCAGTCTGGTTGTGTGTCGAGGGCGCTGAGGTCGCGGCACTGGGAGGCCATGGCCGCCGTGTAGGGTTCGCCTTTTTTGAGGCTGGCCTCGAGGAGGCCCAGGATCTCGGTCTGGTGGGGGCTGGCCTCGAAGTCGCGGAGACGATCAGCGAGGTCGTCGCCGGGGGTGTCCTCGTCGGGCGTGGGGATGCGGGCGGGCGCGTCCGTGGTGGTGTCGTCGCGCATCTGCTCGCGCTTGGGGGCTTTGAGGGAGGACAGGTAGGTCTCGAGGGTGCCGCCGATCTGGTCGGAGGCGTAGACGTTGGGGGCGAGCTGGTAGGATTCGACGACCTGCGCGAAGGAGCGTAGTTGCGTGTAGTGGCCGTGGGTGGCGAAGTCGGTGGCCAGAGCGAGGCGCGCGCCTTCGGGTGCGTCGGGGATGAGGGGGCGCGGGTCGGCTTTCGCGCCGGGGTGACTCGACAGGTAGGCTTCGCGTTCGAGGCGCAGGCTCCGGGCGATGTCCTCGATGGGCGGCATGATGTCGTCGGGGATCTGGTAGTAGCCGCCCAGGCGCACGCCTTCACTGAACATGGCTTGGACGTTGACTCCCTCGAACATTTTGGCGGGGGCGACGATGGTTTCGAGTGCGCCGAACTGCTTGTGGGAGAGGGCGCGCAGCGGAGACTTCGACGTGGAGGACGGTTTCGCGGCGGCGCGCGTGAGCTCGCCCTTCGTTTTGCCGTGGCGTTCCACGTATACGCCGTCGTTGCTGATGATGAGGGTCTTGACGGTGTTGGGGGTCCATGCACCGTAGTCAGTGCCGTCGCCGTCGGTGATGTAGTGGCCTCCGAGGGCCTTGATCGTGTCGTCGTAGGTGGTCACGAGGACTCTACCTTTCCGTTGTGGTTACGCAGGGGGTTCAGTGTGTGAGTGTTAGTGTCGGCGGGATGGTGCCCGTAAAAAAGAGGCACCCCCACCCATCGAGCGCTTGTCCCGCTGGTTGTGTCACCTGGTGGCAATAGGTGACGTGGTCCCAGCGGGGGCGTATCGGGGTGGGGGTGCAGACTGTGGGGGACGACCGGTGGTTACCAGTCGGAGACGACTCCTCCCGTAGAAGCGGCGGCGATGTCGCCGCTATTTTCGGCGCGGATGCGCCTGCTCTCGAAAGCTCGGCCAGTGGCGAAGCCAAGGAAGAACAGTGCCGTTACTCCAATCAGCAAGGACACGAACGTAAGAAAGACCTGCATGGCGGTCTCCTTTCTTGTTTCTTGGTTGAGGGGTTGGGGGGGTGTTAGGCGGCGATGAGTGCCGCCACCTTCTTGATTCGGTCGGGGCGGAATCCGCCCCAGGTCTCCAGGATAGCGCCATCGCTGCCCTTGACGGCGACGACAGGGGCCTGCTGGTATCCGAGTCCCTTGATGAGGTTGAGGGAAGCCTCGTCCTGGGTGACATCAACAGACTCGTACGACGCGCCCAACGCCTTGAGCTTCCTGTAGGTCGCGTCGCACTGGGGGCAGCGGGGCTTGGAGTAGACGGTGATCGACATGAGTGTTCCTTCCTTACCCCCACGATGGGGGGCGCGGGGTTCGGTCTTCTGGGCTATGAGTGTCCACCGTGGGGGCCGCCAGGAGTGTAGCGGCGCACCCGGAGGTGGATATGTGCTCATCATGCCACAAAAACCCACATGCGCACGAACTGGACAGGCCATATGCGACGAAAAGGCCCCGAAACCCTAAACGTTCTACAGGCATATAGGCTGGTATGTCACATTCAGACGGGGGCGAGTTCGCGAAACGGAATCGGGTCCACACCGCCTCGAGGCCCCTCCAGAAGAGCCTGGACCCCAGTTCGCGAAACGGAGTCAGCCCAGTTCGCAACTAGGAATCGAATACAATAGAAAGATAAAAGCTATAGAAAGATACTCCCCCTCTAGTCCCCCACGAAGCCGATCCGAGGCCGCGCTGTCGCTGTGGTCGAGCTGGGTAGCACAGCCGCTACGCGCCTGTGGAGACAGAGACACGAGCAAGATGGATTTGACTTCAAGGCCAAAAAAGCGCACACTTACACATAAGCTAACCCAGACAGCGAAAGGACAGCACAATGGACATCGACCGCATCACCCGATGGGGTGTCATGCTGGCTGCTTCTTCCTACAAGCGCGAGTTCGCAAGGCCTCTGCGCACGGGAGAGCAGCAGGTGCTCTTCGACCTCATGGAAATGTGCCGAGCGAACAAGGAGCTCATCAATCTCACGCCTCACAGGACCCCGGTAGCAAGCGCAGACCTGCGTCCTTGCAAGATCCGCTTCTTCCAGGCCATGCTCACGAAGCTGGTGGATAAAGGCGTCCTGTTCCGCCTGAACGTCGGAAAGGGCAGCGAAACCCACCCCCGGTACCGGTACTTCATCAACTGGGAAGACCTCCTCACCCCCGAGGCGATCAACCTGCTAGGCCTCCCCACGACGGGGAGCGTTAACTCTCTAGAGAGCATGAAGGCTCTCGAAAACGCGAAGGAGGCGTGAACCATGCCCACCAAACAGCAGGAAGTGCGCCTCATCCGAGGCCAGGGCTTCGACGATAAGGACCCGAGCATCATTCGGGACTACAACAACTACAGTGGCGCGGTCGGGTGCCTGTTTTTCCCGCACCTACTCGCCCAAGAGTTCTCGATGACGGAACGCCAGTGGCTCGCAGCCTTCTTCTCCCAGTGGAACCGTTCACACATCGTCCTCACGCCGCAGGACATGATGGACCTCACTGGGCTAACCTTTGACGAGGTGGTTGCTGCCCGCAACTCTCTCACCGCGCGAGGAGTCATCAAGGAGCACGAATACGTCAACGACGAGATCAAGCTCTGCAAGGTGTTCTACGTGGACGTGCAGAAAGTCTTCAACGAGATCGGTCTGCGCAAGGCCAGCGTGCAGCCAGAGATGCGGCATACTGTTGAAACCTTCGATTTCTGGTGCGAAGTACTCTTGCGCGAGAACTTCCCAAATGCGCAAGAGTACTTCAAGCGCCGTGGAAAGAAGATCGTCGTCCCCACCAAGAAGGGCGAGCCGTGGCGTCTGGAACCCCTCGAAGGAAAAAAGTGACCGCTCAGGGCGGATAACAAACCCTGAGCGGTCAAGAGATCTACAAACAAGGAAAGGATAACACGCGCTATGGCGTATGGCAACCTAGTTCGCAACTACTTCGTCTGCAACGCGCAATCCGCATTGCTGGACCCCAGTCTCGTAAAGATCAAGCTCAGCACCAAAGAAGCATTGGCTTACGCAGCGCTGCTCTCCTACTGGGGCTGCAACACCATCACCCCCACCTGGGACGCTCTACTGAACAGGTCAAGGCTCGGAAAGACCACCCTTTCCGCAGCCCTGGACTCCCTCGAAGTGAAGCGGGCACTCGAGCGCCGGCGCTTCACCGACAGGACAGGCCGTCGTCACGTCATCTACTTCCTCAACGTCGAAGTCCTCTTCGAGCAGGATGTGATCGAGGCGTGCGGCATGGAGGACGACCTCTACAAGCACTCAATCAAGGAAGGCGCGTCGGATAGCGCTGTCCTCGCGCGAGTCAGCCACCTGAACACGATGGGTTGGAAGTCCACGCGCTTCACGACGAAGCAAGTGAAGGAAAGCCTCTCCCCCGAAGAGGACCGTTCGTGTGACTACGACGAGGACTCTCTGGATGGCTTCCTTATCAGTGGGTTCCCCGACGAAGAACCCGCTGAGGAAACGGTCGAAGAGACGGCTGAAGAGAACGCCGTATGCCAGGAGATGCATCCCCTATTTGGCGATGGCGCAGATCTTGAAGACGATGCTCCGAGCGCCCACGAAGCCTCCAGCGGCTCGTCTGGCCTGTGGCCAGAAACAGCCGAAGTCCCTGGTGGCTCAAACTGGGTTCCTACCGACGTGGAGGACGCATCCACGGTGTCCGCTACTCCAGCAGTAGGAGAGAGTATCCAGGAGCGCGCTGAGCGCATCGTCCGCGACCATCCTGGCGACGACGTGATCGACGCTGAGATCATTGACGTGGAGATCATCGAAGACGAGTCCCCCTCGGACACCCTGATCGACGTCCCAGCCTCCCAGGAACTCACTATCGCCACCCCCAAGGCTCCCGTGAAGGCCAAGGGAAACAGTGAAGGTGATTGTGAGAAGGAGTTCGCAAAGTTTTACGAGGTCTTCCCTCGCCACGTCGGCAGGAAGCCGGCGTTCGAAGCATGGAAGAAAGTACTCAAGGCAGGAAAAAAGACTGCTGCCGAACTCATTGAGGCCGCAGACGCCTACGCCAAGCACCGTGCTGGCAAGCCTAAACAGTACACTCTGCACCCCAGTACTTGGCTCAACCAGGAGCGCTGGGAGGATGAGTACGAGGAAGACACCACCAGCTATGGCTACAACGGCTACAGCGGCGGCGGCATCGTTGCTCGTACCCCAGAGGACGCCGAATACTTCCGCAACCTCGACGCCGCCTGCACGGAGATGTACTATAAGAGCCACGGGTTCCGCACCGCCGAGGAGTTCATTGAGTACCAGCGAGGCATTGCCGCACTCAACGCTCGCCAAGCTGAAGAAGATTACGCAGAAGCCGCAGCCAACCGCATCCCCTTCTGATCCCCTGAAAAGAGCATCCAATGTCCAACTTCTCCTACGAGACGCTCGCGAAGCTCATGAAGCGAGCCATCGACGCCAACCAACTCGCCTCAAAACCGAGCAGCCAACAAGAGTTCCAGCAGCTCGTCGCATCCTGGGCAGAACTCATCCTCCCCTGCGCCACAGACAAGAACCTCCAAGAAGCCTTCGTAGCGGTAGGTGAAGGCAAGTACGGCTCCTACAAGATCAGTGCAACAGTACTCAACCAAGCCATCGACGAAGCCCGCCGTAAGCGCGTGAGGGACTGGCTAGAGCGTTCATGCATTGCCATTGACTTCCGTCCACCCTACGAGCGGGAACTCCTCTACACGAAGGTCTTCTACGACCACATCGCCGGCGGCGGCAGCGACACAGCAGCCGACCAACACGGCAGGCAGGCCCTTGAACGCGCTGACAAATACTACGAGACAAACAAGGAAGTCACCTGGCGTGACATCCTCAACAAGACAGAAGCGAGCCTGAAGGCAGGTTCATTCAACCAGCCCACGCTAGCTCTCCCATCAGCTCGCAAAAAGGCTCAGTATCTCGCAGCAGCAAACGACTTCGTAACCATGATCCCCGAAGCGGGACACAAACGACAGCTGACAACAGGCACCAAACCCCCCAGCACAAAAGACGTGGAACGCCCCTGCGCCTCACAGGCGGCTGTCGAAGCAGTCCGGCGCAAGCTGAGCCTGCAAGCAGTAGAGGAACGCCGCAAGCAGGAGCGTCTACGCCAGAAGCGTGACGAGCACTTCCAACGCATCACCGGCATCGACCCGGCCACCGTCGGCCCACAACGATAAGGAACAAGCACCATGAACCCCAGTACCTCCTCCTTTGCGTCATCAGTGGACTGTACGTAAGCCAAACATGGCATTTCCTACTCACGTCTCCCTCCCTATGGAGGAAACGAAAGAACCTGAGCAAAGAGCAACGCGCCAGACTGTGCTTCTTTCGAGCGATGGCCATCATTGTCTCCCTCGTCATGGCCTACTTGTTGGGCGCACTCCTAGAAGGGGCTATGGATGAGCAGGTGTTGGCCTCTGACTACACGCTTCTCATTACGGGGATGGGCGTTGTCCCATGCCTTCTTGGCTCCTGGATGCTCCTCGTGCAGCGGGAGCGTGAAACCCACGAATATGACGGGCGATCCTTTATCGCCATTGGGCTGTTCGCCCTCGTCATGAACTTCCTCATCTCCTGACGTCCAGCTCACCAGCATCAGAAAGATTGCCATGACTACCCAGGAAATCACGCTGAACCAGAGCAGCGACGCCGGACTCTACACGCAACTCCTCCGGGGTCGCTACGTCACCAGCATCGACGACGGCATCATCACGCTCGATGACGGCACGGAACTACACATCGACGGCAACGACGGGTGCGGCGGCTGCGAAAGCGGCTGGTACTGGCTCGAAAACGTCTACAAGCAGGGCAGCCGACGCGCCCGCATCATGAGCGCCTACGTCGCCTACGGTGAGGACGACAAGGAACCTCCCTCCGTCTACACGATCTTCGTCATGGTGGACGGCAATCCCGGGTTCCTGCCGCTCGCGACGATCCGCGGCGACGACGGCAACGGCTACTACGGCACCGGCTTCACCCTCACCGCCACCGTTAAGCCCCGCCCCGCGCCACCCACAGTCACGCCCCAGGACATCATCAAGGCCATCGCAGGCAAACACCCACTCCCGCCCATCCCCGACATCCGAGGCCGCGAAGCCCTCCTCAACGCTGTCTCCTACACGCTCCTACAGACACGCGGCTTCGACTCCCCTCTACGCATCACCGGCCCTGAAGCTCAGCTCTTCCACAAGCTGACCTCTTCCAGGTACCAACAATCCCACGGCCCCTACTACGAGGGCCAATGGTACGGCTTCAAGCAGGCAACCCTGTTCTACTTCACCGACATGGAAGACGGCGTATCCCTCGTCCTACGCGACCTCGCCAACGGCGCAGACGCATACGCAGCGAAGCTGTACGCATTCACGCAACGAGTACGCGCCTCCAAGAACCCCATCAAAACCTTCGTCACCGGCTACGCCCTGAAAGGCAACACCGCCACCGTCAACGGCAAGTGCGTGCCGGCCACAGACCTCCTCCTCTCCGAAGTCTGCGGCTTCCACGGAGACAACATCGGCCCCAAAGGGAGCTACATCCCCTACCACTACTTCTTCTACGACGCCAAAACCTACGGCGCGCGCATCCTCAAACACCGGGAAGGTGGACGCGGAGACGTTACAATCTACTCAGACTCCCAAAGCGTTTGGGCAATAAACACCCAGAAAGGCACCCGAGCGTGACCAATCCCCGCAATAAGCACCGCAGCACGTCCCGTCGAGGAACCATCCTCCACGGCCTCGCCCACCTCATCCGCCCCCTCATCACCGCCGTCGGCATCGTCAGCGGCATCATGGCCTCGTTCGCCCTCGCGGACGTGAACCGAGCCATCAGCATCAACGACGCTGTGCTGGCCTCACACCCACCACAGGACGCGACCACCACCATCCCCAACCCACTCCCCGACGACACGATCGTCGCCCTCGTCTCCTCCCACGCCGGCAGCGCAGGCTACAGCCCCACCGCCGGAACCCTCATCGACCCGATCTGGCTCCTCCACCCCCGCATGAGCTTCATCCTGACCCTCCTAGCGATCCTCGCGCTCGCATCCTGGGTCACCAAACACAGCCGATGGAACACGCTCCCCTTCGTCCGCAAGTTCCACATCGAGGCCCCCAAACCTCGCTGGTGGTGGGAGTTCACCGGCTACGCCGAAGTCCTACTCCTCGTCAGCCTCGTCGCTACCGTGATCTACACACTCGGCAGATAGCTGTCAAGCACAACGAAGCGGTCCGGCACCCCACCATGGGGAACGCCGGGCCGCTTTCGTATGCGATCAGTCGCCGATCAGGGAACCGTCCGTAGCAACGCGCGCCTTAAGTCCGATGCGGGAAAACAGTGGAAATACCTCCACCTCCCCACACCTACCGACCGATCGCCACCCGGCCCCCATCAACACCTTGCCAAGAAGGGATGCCGACGCCACTTCGGTAGCCGTCCCCCTCGCCCTGGCTCACCTCGTCGCGGTCAAGCTGCACGCGACTCCTGCTCACGCGCACTTCCGGGAACATTTCAGCAATACGTTGCTCAGCGCGCGTCGCGCGCCCCACAACAACCAGCTCCTTCGACGTCCCCAACGCCTCCTCCCTCACGGCCTCGCGCACCCGATTAGCGACGCCGCGGAAAAACCCCAGCGTGTACCCGCGACGGAAACGAAATCGATCAGACTGTGAGTAGAAAGTCCTCCCTCGCAGAGCTTCCTTAAGACCCACATTGCACTGAGTGAGCGTCGAGTTGAAGAGCTCGCTCAGGAGCGCCAAGTCGCCCGCAGCGCCAGCAATCGTGACCACGCTCCCCCGAGGCCCGTTCTGAACGACAGCCGAGCAGCTGAGAATCTTCGCCAAGCTGGACAAACCGATCGTGTGCATAGGCCCTAGTGAACTGTGCCCACCCTTAACGTAGACCGTAATGACCTGCACATCTTCCCTAGGCGAGTCCACGTCGGGAAGCGACTCGATCCGATACTTCATCATGAGCTTCTCAGCTCGCGCAGCCGCCAACTCCCGCTCAGAAGCAGACGCGCCCGGATCCTCAGCCAAACGCAGAAAATGCCGAATCCGATCCTCAATTTTCACAGTACAAATCCTTCCAGTTCAGTCTGTTGCACTCAATGCAATGCTGGCACATACAGAGTAACGACCGTGCGGCACTCGGGCACGCGCAGAAGGGAGGAACACAGTTACCCACCACAGGCACACGAAGTCCGAGCCGGGACACTTGACTTGCATACAAGTCTGAAATGGACTATCTTGTTAAATCAAGACCCAACCCAGAAAAGGAGACATCATGACCATCCAGAAGAAAGTCATCATCAGCGCTTGAAGGGGCCTCGTCGAGGTAACAGTCTGCAACCGCAACGAGGTGGTTGAATACCTCCAGCAACACAACTGGCACCTCGACAGGGATGTCTTCATTAGGGTCGCTCCCGACGAATACTGCCTCATCAGGAAGTCGGCACTCGCTCCCGACATGAACGTCATCAGTGAGGAAGTCGTTCGCACGTGGAACACGGCTGAAACTACAGAGCTAAAAGAATTGAGGGAATACAAAAAGTGCGTGGTTTGGGCGCGCGGCGTCCTCACAATCGAAACGGCATTACTGAGCGTGGTTTTTACGGCGGCTGTATTTTTCATGTGGAACCACATGGATGTGCCAGAAAGGGTTGCCACTTGTGCGGCTTGTTTTGCTTTTATTGGCATTCGCCTCTGCATTTTTGCTGCGCTTGATGACCCAGAACCCAAGACAAAATAGTGGCAAGTAGTTAGTCCAAAAGAAGAAAGAAAGATAGACATGAACATCTACGCAGACGTAACCGACATGGGACTCCAGCCCTTCTACACGTACACGCTAGAAGAGATCGTTGAGCAGTATGAGCATGATGGAGGTCGTATGCCCACAAGCAAGGTGTACGTCAAGTACGACGAGGACGAGTACTACCTCGAAGACCCCGCCGAAGCCGAAGAGGACGACGAACTCCTCACCGAGGATGAGATCAAAGCAGTGATCGCCGAAGCTGACGCTCGGGAAAGGTGGGAAGAGGCACAAAGAGAATAGGAAGAGGAGTTCAAGAAGCTGCACCCCATTCGGGCTGCCGTCAGAGATGCTTTCTGGCCCACCATTGAGTGTATTTTTTGGGCCGTGTTGGTATGGATACCTTTGGGTCTAGGGTTTCTCGTGGCAGCGCTCTACGTGTACAACATTGTGGCCGGCATTTTTGGGTGGCCAATCCTTTTTGATTTGCGTATCTGACGCGAGCCTTTCCTAACAGGAGTTCTTTCATGACTAAGAAAAACACTTTTGTGAAGCGCTTGACTAGGTTCATGCTGTGGCTGGTCAAGGCATGCATTGTCACTTCTGCGCTCACTGGGGTTGCTGTAATCGACCGACGCGCCCTTAAGGATAAGGAAACCAACCGTGACTGACACCCTGAACCTAGCCCCCAACGATCCGCCCGTGCCGACAGGCTGGGAACCAGTCTGGATGCTCTCTACAACGCTACCCTGGCCCAAACCCATTAACCTACCAGTCGATGATAAGGAAAAGGAGTACGACTTCCCCTACCCTCACCTAGGAAGGTAACGCCATCATGCCCACCGTCACCGAGCAAACCCTCACTGTCCATGACCTGTACGCCATGCGTGACCGAATCGGCCTGTCCTACAGCGAGTGCGAACCGCCCATCAGAAGAGAGCTTCTCAGATCGAGTTCCGCTACACAGGACGAGTTCCGGTCCCCCAGCTTCAACCTCACGATGTCTCAAAGATGATCGCAGAGTGGCAGATCAGAGCCACCGAGTTCGTCGCCAGACATCACCACAGAGGAGCCATCCCATGCTGAACACCTACATCATCCCCGACCCCGCAACCGTCCCCGACGACTACGACCTCGCAGCAGAGCTCACCGCCCGCGGCCTCCCTACACGCTGGATCGGCGAGTTTTGTGAGCACACCGGAAACGATGTCCGCATCGCCTTCTACGACCAGGCCTACGGATACGACACAGAGGAAGACGGCGGCGACGCGCTCGTATGGAACCCCGACACTCATGAGGTCTGGTACCTGTCCAGAGGCGACGTAGAAGCCGCGCAGCGCATCAACCCCGGCACCCCATTCACGCACCTGCGCTACTCGTACTACATCATGGGCGAGGATATGGGCCGGGATCTCGGCGCACTCCAGCGTGAAGGACTCACCTGCCAAATCTGCGCCAGCCACCTCGACGGAACCGACATGGAACCAGCCATCGACATCCTGGACCTTTACGGAGAGTACGGCAATCTCACCTACCCCGGCGACATGATCGTCTACGCCAACGGAGTGCTCTACGAAACGATCCCAGAGGACGTGCATGAAGCCGTCAAAGCAGCGTCCTAAACTCGCCCCATACGCGAAGCGCCCCTCCCCACTGAACATCAGGGGAGGGGCGCTTCCGTTTGGTCTCTGCGATCTACTTGAGTAGGAGCGGGAGGCAGTCGAAGAAGGTGTCCGTGAGATACATCAGGAGAATCGCTCCGCTCATCACCTCGCTTACGTTATAGCGCCACACTGGCACCTCACGCCCCTTGTAAGCCTGCGCACTCAACTCCACAGCAAGGCAAGCAACCGAAAGAGCAAGTAGCACATACATTGGGCCAACAAACTTAGTAGCCCACATGTCGCCAGACAAGACCACATGCACAGACGCGGCAGCGCAGAAGAAAGCGGGGATCATGACGCAACGATTCGCCCATGTCTGAAAACTTGAAGGCTTTTTGATGAACTTGAATGAAATGACATACGCAACCAAAGCAAGAGGCCAAAGGAGAATTGAACCGAAGCAGATTGCCAACACGTTCCAAAGCGGAAAGTCTCCTGGAGCAAATATCTTCGACAGGACGGCGAAACTAAGGAATATAAAAGGGGTGAATGTTGCAAAATGCGCATATGTTGTACCAACAACATCCTCTCTCTCGGCGTATGTTCGCAGCTTCATGTATATGGCGACTAATGTGGCGAGGCCTACGCACATAAGCGGAAGGATGCTAAGAGTCCAGGTCGCATGAGGCGGAAGCTGAAATATGCTCAGAAGGTACTGTATCGAGCGCTTCTGACCAAGAGGCTCTTCTGGCTCATCTAACCCCACTGCGTGCACCATGTAGGCGGCGTAGGAGAGAAAAAGGGGTGCGATGACCGCTACGTAGAGTAGTGGCTGGAAGGCGATGATGTTCAGTACTGGCTTTGAGATCGCCTCCTCCCCGGTGTCTTCGAGGGCGACACATAGGGTCTGCTTGTCTTGGTAGGGGTAGAGAATTGCCTGTCCTTTCTGATTGTGTGGGGCCTCGTTGTGCTGTTCTGTTCGAGGCTGTTAGTAGTCGTCCTCATCAAGGGCGTGGAGGTAGATGCTGTTCCAATCCTCGTAATCCTCGTGCCGGAACGTATCTTCGACGATGAGGTGGGGCGCACTGTCACCCTCGAACTGCACGTATAGGCGTTGCGTGTATGTGTCGCTGTGGTAGCTTTCCACGTATTCTTCCTCGTGCCATGCACGCTCGATAACGCCAGCGTCGGCGAGGTGGCGCATGTTCATGGGGCAGTTTTCTCCGCTTTCGCTATTGATCGCGTACACGGCGGTGCCGTCGGTGAATACGGCGTAACGATCTGGGGCGTCCGGGTCGTGGGCGAACTGCTTGCCGACAAAGTGCTGACGGAGGAAGTGCTCAATGTCAACCTTGCACATCATACCCAGCCCGATTTCCCAGATCGTATCCTCCTGGTTACTGTTCGCGCTCATGTGTGCCCTCTCCTCCTGTGTAGTGTCGTGTGGTGACTTGTTGGAAACAAGCATAGTCCAATAATGACTCGTTGCAACTTGCAGTAGTCCAAGTTGGGATATATGCTGAGGAGCAGAAAGGAGGCTCCCCATGGCCGCGCGCACAGCGATTCTCGCCCTCGACTTCGACGAGGTCTTCATCCTCAACCCTGGCACCCCAACCGCGAAAGGGGTATACCCGGATCGGGCCCGCACTATGGTCACGGTCAAGCTCGACAGTGGACTCGTGGGTACCGGGGATGTCTGGTACTCGCCTCACATGATCGAAGCCCTCAACTATATCGTCGGCGACGCGGACAAGATCCTCCTCGCCTCATCGTGGGGCAAATCGAGCATGAAAGTGGCGAAGGCTGTGGGCCTGCACCTCCCGCGTCGAAAGACCGTCAACCTGTTCCCATATCTCAGGCCCGGGGCTATAGACCAGGAGCGCAAGCTCTGCCGCGCTCACGACCTCATCCTCGACTACCTCACCGACGATGACACTCGTATCGTGTGGGTGGACGACCAGCACCCCCGCGGCTACGGGCAGGTGGACGGTATTCATACCGTCGGCACGGACCCCGTACCGGGACTAACACGAGCGGACCTCGCGCATATCCGCGACGTGCTCTTCTACTGATCTACTGAAAGGAACTCCAAATGGCACTGACCCTCAAATGGGCGAACGGCACCTTCAGGGCCGACCTCGCGCAGGTCGCGAGCTTCGTTACGAACCTCACCAATAAGAAGCCCTGGAATCCGACGCCATGCAAGCGCGGTGGACTCACCGTGTGGCAGAAGTGGGACAAATCGGAGCGACTAACGTCAGCGAGTGACCCCACGATCGCTGACGACCTCGCCGAACTCTTCGCCGACCACCTGGGAGTCCCCCAAGACGAGGTGACTATCAAGCCTGACCCGCGCGACGAGTCGCAGCTGACCGCCAGTGAGCTGCGTGCTCGACGACTACGCGTACACCTCAGCAAAAAGGACCTCGCTTCCCTGTGCGGTGTAAACGAATACACCGTGCGCAACTGGGAGCAAGGCGTTCGCACAGTCATTCCAACCCGGATCCTACGCATCTTCCAGCGCATCGACTCCTACAGGGAGGAAGCACGCGCAGCAGTCCACGCCGACGCCGTGCGTCTCGCCGGAAGTGAGGACGCGCTCACGCAAACTGACCTGACCGGGTATGCGGTCTACGCGCCCAACGATTACACGTACGCGATGCTCTGGCCCGATGCCGCGATCAGTGCCGACGTGTGGCGCGATGTCGTCATCGAAGACGGGCACTTCCGCACCGTCGCGAGCGACTACGAGGCAAGGGCTATGGGCCTCAGCCGTATCACCATCAATCCACCACGAAAGGCCAAGTCATGAGAGCCACGCCAGCTCCGCAACAGCCAACGCAGCCCGCCCTCGAGACCACCTGGGTCGAAGACGAGGCCACTCCTGCGCCATCACGCAAGCGTGCCATCATCGTCATCCTCATCACCGTCGTCACCCTCATCACGTCAGGTGTCGCCGCATGGGTGTGGAGCGCCCCCGAGCAGCAAACGCCCGCACCCCAGCCCGCGGCTACGCAGACGGCACGCGCATACACGGCCAGTGACTACGAGGAAAACCGTGAGACGTGCCGCGAGATGTACGAGACCCGAGACCTCCAGCTCTACTGGTCGTGCGTCGTCGGCGACATCCGCCTCGGCCAAGAAACCGACCCCGCAGTACCCCTCGCCAGTCTGCCGCCCGTTCGATTGGTCCCCAAGGCCAGCCTCGGAGGCCAAACCAACATCACCTTCGCGCCCGACGCGACCGCGCGATGCTACGCCACCGGCTACTGCTTCACCGACGCGACCTTCAACGCCGGCCAAACCAGAGTCCAGGTCATGTTCACACGAGGCGACGGCGACATCATGGGCCTGTTCGTCCCCACCACGGACGCGCCCACCGTCATGACGCAGGAAGTCCTCGCCCCCTACATGCCCTCCGGAGCCGCCCCAGACCCCACCGTCCACCAGGCGACCCTCAGCCGCATCCACATGGGAGCCAACACACTCGTCGGCTACGTATTCTCACAGCCCCGCTACTGCGGCGACACCCCAGACGAGTGCTCCGCGAAGTACAAGGCCCGCACCCCCATCCCCTTCACGGGCACCACCCACATCACCACCCAAGCCGAAGCAATGAAGTGAGGTAGCTTGCTGCGTCCGGGGGTGACGCCGGAACTGGGATCTTCGTATCCACACCAGCGGGCTGCTAAGCCGCATCCCCGTTCGCCAGCGGATGCTCATAAGGCGAACACAGTCCGCGCACGAAAGGAACCGCCACCATGGCGCTTATCAACAAGGACACTCGGATCGCCCGTTTCTCTACCGACGGTGAGATCGGGTGGGTGCCGCTCATCCCCCGACTCGGAAGCTACGAGAGCTTCGAAGAGTACATCGACGAGTACGATCCTGGCAACATCGACTACGGTAACGGGCCGCTCATGGACGCTCTCCTGGAACCTGGAGGATCCGTGTGGGATGATGCAGCCGAAGACCTCGACCTTGACCTCTACTCGCTCCCCGACGACCATCAGCTGTTCACGGCGCAGACAAAGGTCTACGCCTTCATTGAAGGCAGGACCCCGGCGTCTGCTCCGCTCGCAAAGGCGATCGCCGCTCCAAGCGTCGGCGGCGGGGAAGCAGCAGTCATGAGGCGACTGTCTGAAGTTGCGTCCAGGTGCGGTGTCTACGTGCCCGACGGCGCATCTGTGATCGACGTGCTGAACATCATCAGCATCATCACCAATAGCCCGATCTGGGCGCTCAACGCCATCCTCCCCCGTACCGGAGCAGATGCTCCAGCAGGGAATGTCTCTCTTGGCCTGGCACCAGGCCAGAACGAACTCAGCTGGATCGCATACAACCACCGGAGCGCGTACGTCAACGTGTTCACCCTCCTCAACCAGGAACTCAGGGCATCGCACGGCGTGAACTACGCGATCTTGCCCGACGACGACCATACGGACGTGCACACGACCGACAGCGCGTTCTTCGGAGTCGCAGACCGCTCCATCGTGAAGACCCACCGATACCATTCATCGGACGTCGGCAGGGGGGGACGAGTCATGGAACTGCGCGACCTCGACAGCGACTATTCTCCGAACCTTCACGGCGGCCAGCCCGAGGCCAGGACCCCTGAAGTCCTACGCCTCGACAAGTACCTCGCGACGCTCGGAAACGCGCCCCGAGGAACCAACGTCTTCGTCGCGATCTACTCCACCAACAAGGGAGACACGGTCACGATCAACGGCACCCGCATCCCCGCGTTTAAGGTCACGGTTGAAGACCTCTACGAGCGCTGCGAACTCTATGATCGCACCGACTTCAAGGTCATGAGGAAGCAGATGCGCGCATATGGCGTCAACCGCGGTCGCCCACCGATGTTCGGCGACTACATCCTCAATGGCGTGCCCAGCGGTAACGCAGTCCTGGCCTACATTCAGAAGCAACGGTGACATCATGCACATCAACAGCAAGTCTCTCTTCACCTACCGGGGGAAGTATGGGTCGCGTCCGCCCCTCAACTTCGGGCGCACCAAATGCCACATGCAAAACAACACCGGTACGGGCATTCTCCTCACTGACGCATACGACGGCCTCATCGGACCCGTCTGGATCGCCATTCCCGACCCCACGTTCAGCGACCCCGACACGATGCCCGTTCCCCCGTACCTGATTGCCAGATCCCTACACGCACGCGAAGTCGTCGCCCAATCAACCAGCACCATGCTCGAAATCGTGGCCTACGCGTGCACACACATGTCCCCAGCGTCGGCGATGCAAGCCAGCATCGACGTCATCGTTCTCTCCCCCAACGGGGACGTTGGGCTCGCCGAAGTTGTCAAAATACGCGACAACCCCAACGGCCCCGGCAAGATGAAAAACACGTGGCTCCTACCGTCAGACAGCCACCTCAGAGTCGGAGCCAACGAGGTCTGGCCACTGGACACAATCCCCGTGCGCACAGGGTCAGGCAGGACCCCTGTATACGTCCTCCACGCCGACGACATGAAGAACCTGCCCGACAAGACCCTCGATCTCATCCTCCGACGCACCCCGTCCGTGCTTGCGCGTAACCGAGGTCGCGAGTACGGCGAAATCTGGGACGAAGAACTCGAGCAGGACTCGATTGACTGGGATACCCCGTTCCTCCTGCGCATCCTCGCGCGCAGCATCCCCGGGAACACCGAGGTCAGACGATCCGAAACCCATACCAACGGCCTGTGGACGTACTGGGTGAGCCGCGACGGGCGCAAACCCCGCAAGCTCGCCGACTACGACAACCCGCTGGTCTACACTGGGGCAACGCTCAGCTTCCTCGCCTGGAGCGCATACGGCACCCCTGAGGAAGACATCGCAAGAAAGACCGAAAGCCTGCTCCACCAGTAACCCCCGAAAGGGAACTCTCACATGCTCACACGCGCCCGACGAGTATTCCTCGCCCTCATCGCCGCGGCCACCGTCATGCTGCCGCTCACCCCGGCACCCGCATACGCTCTCCCAGCCAACCCCAACGTCTCCGATGACGTCATCGAAGCGAACTGGGCGACCCTATCCGCCGAACAGCAGGAGACAGCCAAGCAGGTGGTCGCAGAAGCCAAAGCGGAAGGCTACTCAGCAGAAGCAGCAGCAGCCATCGCCGGCAACTTCTGGCGCGAGTCCCACTTCAACGTGGACGCAATGAACTCGGTATCGGGCGCGTGTGGCATGTACCAGGCCCTCGGAGACAGACAGACTCTCCTCTTCACCTACAACGGAGTCTCCAACTGCGCCGGCCTCAAAGCCAAGGAGACCACACAAGCGGCACTCGCGGATGGGCGCAGCGAATGGCTCGGCTGGCCTACCACCAGCATCATCTACGGAGGCATGGCCTCCTACGCGCTCAACGAAGCCGACACCTGGGGCATCACCGGAGGCACCGTCCCCTCCGCCGACGACTCTTTCGGGAGCCTCGAAGGATTCAAGAGCACCGACAACTGGTACCTTGCGACGTGGATCTGGATGACGAACTGGGAAGCCCCCGGCGCAGCCGAAGCCGGCTTCATGCAACGCGCCTCCTACGCGGCGACAGTCCTCAAGAAGGTCGGCAACACCGACCCCGCAGCGAAGTCGGATACAGCAAGCGCACAATCCGGCTCGACGACGAGCGGTGGAGTACTCGACGAGTGGTCCCTCCCCGGAATGCCCAAGAAACCCGAAATCGCTAAAGGCCAGTCCCTCACGTTCGCCGACAGCTCGCAGCTCACGGCGAAGCAGCGAGCAAACGCATCTGACCTGAAAACACAGCTCGAAGAAGAACGGAACCGAGAAGCAGCTGAGTCCACTCGAACATGGGTCACCGCCGCCGGCATCGTCCTGTTCCTGTACGCCCTCATCATCCTCCTGTCCCTCCTGCTTGACCTGTCGTTCCCGCTGCTCTCTGTCCTCAAGACCGTGACCTTCGGGCAGGTCAAGTACTCGCCGCTACCCGCCGACGAGCGCCCGAAAGACACCTACGGAGTCGCCGGAGTCCTAGCCGTCTGTTTCGCCTTCGCTGTCCTCGGTGCTCTCATCTTCACGGGCGTGATCCAATCCTGGCTCGCGCACATCGTCATTGCCCTCACTGCCTGAAAGGAACCATCCCATGACCCGCCAGACCGAAACCGAGTTCGCCGCGACCCTCGTCAACAAGTACGGCCAGCAATGCGCCGAACTCTTCGCCCTGTTCATCCACACCATCCCCCTTGGTTGCTCATGGGCGTTCCTACACCCCACGCAGGTCAGGCACCTTGGCCTCCCCTACAACCCCAGTGGCCCCGTCCCCCTCATCTGGGAACCCCAATACAAGACGGTCGCCACTCGCACCACCGCCAACGCGAACGCCTCCACCCTGACGTTCGTCCTCATCCCCGTCGTCGGAGGCTTCATCCTCGAGACCGCCTACAGCGTCGCCGTCAACGTCATCGAACAGTGCGGAGGCCTCTACGACGAGGACATCCTCACGGCAGCGGGGGAGAGCCGCACCAAAGCCAAGGAGACGTTCGCTAAGCGCCTCGAAAAAGCAATCAACGACGGCGGTGAGCTCCGCTTCGGCTACTACTGCGTCAACGGCTCCCAGACGATCACCATGAACGGTGTCGCCTACCCCGCCTACTCGCTCCCCTTACGCGCCATCGCCGAAATCGCAGCACAACAGGGCCTCTCCTTCCGCGTCCCCCAACACGCCCCAATCCCCGCCTCCACCGTCGTCACAAGCCCCTGGGACACCCTCTCCCGATCAGTTGCAGCCCCCTCCGGCAACGCAATCCTCGGCGCACTCACCCGCTGAAAGACACCGTCATGTTCATCCACGTACCAGAACGCCCCACTCATGAGGGTATCGCCCCCGCTCTCGAGGCCCAGATCCGCACCCACCTGAGCGACGCTATGGCAGAACCCGCCGGTGAAGCGGTCACGATCAGCTCACCGCAATACGAGACCTTCATCGCGCAATGCGCAGAAGCCCTCCAACGCGACAAGTCAATCGACCTCGAAGTCGCGCCCGCGAGCGCAGGCGACGCCGAAAATATCACCATCGTCAACGAATCTGGCATCACTGCCGAAGACATGCGCGACACCATGAGCGACTTGATCGGAGACATCCCCAACGTCGGAGTCACGATCGCCGTCAACAACGGCCAGTACACCATCACCCTGACCACCGTCCCGGACCTGCCTGTCCTCGAGGCCCACGTCGAAACAGTCACCTGGTCCGCAGACGGCCACACCCTCACGCCCACCATCCACACAACAACGGGAACCGAGATCCCCGCATGGACCCCAGCAGTCCTCGCGCAGACCGAGGCCTACCCAGGTGGCACCATCCGCTACGTCGAAACCACCTACGGGCCGATCCCCTGCACCCCACAGGGGACCGTCATCATCGACGCAGCCATCGCAACCTCAATACACCACGCCCGCGTGTAACAATCCCGCCGCCTCCCTTCCAGTTGCTACCCTTAAAGAAACTAGGGCAAAAGCCCCGGTTATGGCACCCGCAGGAAGGGAGGCGCTGTGCGCCGCTACCTCGAACAAACAACACAGCCCGACGGGACGGTCACCGAGACACCCGTTGACGGCATCATTCTCACCGAGCGCGAATACCGTGAACAGCGCGACCAGCTCGAAGCGCTCATCGTCACCGCCGACACCTTCCTCCAGCAAGCACAAAGCGCCCTCGACTCCCTCATGGACACGTACAAGGCGCAGCGCCCCATCGACAGGACGTACCTCGCAGCCTTCGGCCTCGAAGACGACCCCCAGCCCGAAACCATCCTCTAAGCCACCACACCCCATCGAACGGATCACACCATGAACGACTACGACATCGAAGACCTCGACGAGACGTCAGAAGACACCATCGTCCTGGACATCGACGACGACACCACCGACCTTGACGACCTCGAGACCCCGGAAGAGGATGAGGAAGACTACGACGAATACGAGGATGACGAATACGACGACGAAGATGAGGACGACGATGACGAGGATGCTGTGACCTCGACTCCCGTCACCACCTTCACGCTCGCCCCACTACGAGACGACACCGACGCCCCCGCTGAGTCCGGCGACGAAGAAACACCCGACGACGGCGATGCGGACCTCGACGAGGACGCTGACGATGAAACAAGCGCCGACACCGAGGCCACTCCCTTCCGCATCGACATCGACACGGACGGACTCGACAGCGCTGCGGTCGAAGCGATCAGCAGTGTTAACGACGTGGTGACCGTCAAGAGCGACGCCTACTCCGTCCGCTACACGCACATCAGTCCACACCAGGTTGTTGGTACCAAGCCCATCAAGGACTACCGTGCCGACACCTACAGTGGCCTGTTCAACGTCATCCGCGAGATGGGTGTCATCGTCCCCGTCGTCGTAACCCCACTTGCGGAGTACGCCGACTTCCTCGCCGACAACAACATCACCACCGGCGCGGAAGCCGACGAGCTCGGCTACGCGGGCCCACGCTACCGAGTCCTCGACGGGTGGCGACGCATCTTCGCGTCCCTCAAGAACAACCAAGACGAGATCCCCGCCGCCATCGTCACCTTCCACGACCCCGAGGTTGGACGCGACCTATCCAACCTCATGCACCTGGTCCTCAACCGAGCCCAGAAGCACACGTGGCCTGAGAAGTGGTCGATGCAGAAGGTGATGGAAGAGTCCTACAGCCTCACCCCCTCCATGCTCGACTGGCTCCTCAACCTCGACGCAGGCGACTCCATGCGCCTCAAGGAAGTCATGCTCGCCGAGTACCCCGAGGTGACTGACGAGTTCCTGTCGGGCAAGAAGGACCTCGCACGGTCCTACAAGGCCCTCGAAAAGCTCCGAAAGGCTGAATCGAACCCGACGGCAGGTGACGACGACCGGAAGATCTCCAGCGTCGATGAAGCGAGCGACCTCGCAACCGACGACACGGAAGATGCCCCACTCAGCGACGAGGAAGTCAAGAACCTCCTCGAAATGGGCGACGAACTCCGCGAAGTCCGCGACCTCCTCAACAAGGAAGCCGACACCGACGACACCGACATCGACGACGACAACTACGGCGGCGACCCCATCCCCGAAAACGCAGCCGAACAGGTCGGCTTCGAGGGCGGCGACGACGACGAAGACATGTTCGGCGAAGTCGATGAGAACACCGTCCAAGACACGAAGGACCGCAAGCCACTCTCCAAGGAACTACGCACGGCGATCCTCGCGCGCGACGAGTTCACCTGCCAGGCCTGCGGCTACGGCAAGGGCATCACGTCCATGGTCCACCTCGGCCAGCTCGAAGCCCACCACAAGACCAGTGTCTACGTGGGTGGCTCCGACGCGATGAGCAACTTCGTGACGCTCTGCCAGCGCTGCCACGGCCTCGTACACATCCTCGCCGGCTTCAACGCCAAGATCGGCATGACTAAGGAAGAGTTCGAGAAGGTCCCGGACAACGATCAGACGATGTTCCGCGTGTGCATCAAGTTCGCGAAGATCATCCTTAAGGCTGAGGAGGAGACCGGCAAGGCACTCAGGAAGTACAAGCCTGTGCGCAACCCGTTCTGGGATCAGCAGAAGCAGGCGCAAGAGGACCTTGAAGCCCTAGAGGGCGAGGAAGCAACGGAGGATACAGTCGAATGACAACGACATGGACATGGGTCTACTTTCAGAGGCCCGGATTCACCCTCTACCAGGAGGACGACAAGATCCTCACGGCCACCGACCAGGCCATTGAGCGCGCCAAAGCCCTACGCGACATGGCAGCGCGACGAGTGCCGGGCCTACACGCGGCACCATACGACCCGGCAGGCTACGAGTACTGCGCTTGCGACAGCCTACAGTCCCTCAACCTGTTCGCCCGCGACGATGTCACTCCCCGCACCGTCGTCATGACGGAGCAAGGCTACAAGACACTCGCGCAAGTCCTCACAGACTACGAGGTCGGCGGCAAGGGAATCGACCCCAATGACGCGACCTGGGACATCCAGGCGCTCCTCGACTCAGTCTGTTACGCCAACTCCTACACGCTTGTTCGCCGCGAGGACCTATACGATAACCCTCTCCCCGGAGTGTCGATGTGGCCGCCAATCTACTGGACGCTCACATGCCCAGGCGGCGACACGGAGTATGTCCTGCGCACCTGCTACAAGCAGGGGACCCCCGAAGGAAACAAACCAACCATCGAGGTCCAGGCCGGCGACGCCAACGCCCCCTACTACCTCGCCAACCTCCCCAAGGAGTGCATCCCCCTGTTCGACGGGACAGGCGCACCCCCAACCCAGAAGATGCTACGAGTACTCGCTCGAGCAGCAGACGACGCGATCGCCGCCGGTTTCTGTCTCGAACGCGACATTCATGGGGTAGCGTACGCCCTCACCCGAGGCGGTAAGCGTCTCGAGTTCTACCTCGAAAACGTCGGCTCCTTCACCTACGCGGGCGACGACTTCGTAGCGCACGAGACCCACGGTGATCCCGCGTACGCCATGGGGCGTTCCATGCTCGTCAAGAGCGTGCTCAGAAACTACGGCATGGGGACCATGCGCGGCGTATGGGCAATCATTGACTCGCTCGTCAGGCAGAAAGCCGGCCAGACACCCATCGCAGAGACACCTGTTGACGGGTATCGAGCCGCCCGCAACGGGGAATGGGATGTGTACGCCGACGCGCGAGCGCCCTACACGCCCTCACGCAGTACGCACCCCGAAATCCGAGGCAACGACCCCTACAGCACCTACGACCGCTACGCCATGCACTACGTCAATCTCATTAAGGGCGACGCAGCAAACATGACCGCAGCCAGCCGAGCAGACAGGTTAAAACACCTATGAACACTCCACGCAGCGTCATCGCGCGACGCAACGCACGCCAGGCACACACCCATGAAGCGCGCAGCCGACTCGAATGGGCAGCGGAAGTCTACGCTATCCTCGAAGCAGCTGCCGCCACCTTCGATGAAACCATGACTCGCCAGCAGATCACGGTTCCAGCAAACCGTACGCGCGGCCCCGTGCAAGCACGAGGCATCCTGGACATGTGCCAAGCCCTCAACATCGTAGGCGTGGCCACCAACACGCCAACCGGCGACATCACCCTCACCCTCGCCGGCCACGCCGACCGGATGCAAGCAGCGCTCCACCTCGCCCACAGCTACCTCGAGGCCGAACACCTGCACCTCGCCCGCGCGCACACCGACCGACCCGGTATCACGCTCTACCCCTCGAAAGCGCGTCGAAACACCTACGGGATGCTCCTGAGTGCAGCAGCCGAAGCCTCCACTATCATCCGCACGTTCCCGCCCTTCAACGTGCCGCTCGACCGTGAGGAAGTCGAAGCGGCGTACGCGGTCCTCAGCCGAGAATGGGCCGGCGCAGCCTACCGTGAGCAGCCACTACTAGCAGCCGAGGAAGGATCTCGTGACTATGAGAGAATCTATCTCTCCGTCGCCAAGACCCCACTCATCAGGCCATACAGAAAGAACCTGTAATGAACTCAACCAGCGCACCCCGCCGCCTCCACCGAGCGTGGCGGGGTTCCGTCGCCTTCGCTTTCCTCCTAGCGCTCATCCTCACGTTCTTCGCGCACCCCGCGAGCGCATTTACGGACAGTGAAGGCCACTACAACCTCAAGGACAAGCCCTCCACCTGGTGCCAGTGGTGTGCCGACAGCGACTTCGGGTACGACCCCAACGAAGAACGTGGCATGACTGTAGAGGCCGGCACCGACATGGCTGCGGCTGCCTGCGGCAACTTCTCCTTCGCATTCATGGAACTCCGCGCAGGAGTCAAAGCCCGCGGCTCCTACACCGTCAACGACATGCGAGCCGAAGCCATCAAGCTCATGGAAGCCGGCAAAGACAGTCCGTTCAACGACGAGGGGTGGCTCTACCAGCTCAACCCCGAAGGCTTCGCCCAGGGAGTCTCCAACATGACCGGCGGGAAACTCACCGTCGAAGTCCAAGGCGACACCAGCGGCGCAGGAATCGGAGCCAACCAGTTCACCGAAGACGACGTCCGCCAAGCCATGAACGACGGCTACTTCGTCATCTTCATGGTCCAAACCGACAGCGGCGGACGGCACTGGATCGTCGGTGACTACGTGGAAGGCAACACCGTCCACACGATCGACTCCGGGCGACCGCTCACTGTCCTCGATCGCTCCCAATACCCCGGCGGCATCGGCCCCATCCTGAAGTTCTCCCGCACAGACGGCAAGAAACTCCAAGACCTCCCCACCATCGACGACGCAGCCACCAGCGTCTCCACAGGAGACAGCAGCCAAAGCGGTGCAGTAGCCACAACCGACACCGGCATCATCAGCGACCTCGACCTTCCCGGTATGCCACCTCGCACCGTCGGACAAAACCACCAGCTCTCCGAAGCCGACAAGCTCGCCTTCGCGAAAGACACCCTCAAGTTCGCGAGCTACACGAACCTGAACACCACGCAGAAAGACAACGTTGACCAGATCATCGCCCAGCGCCAGCTCGAGCAAGACAGCAAGCTTTCGGACTGGTTCAGCACCGGCGCAGCGATCGTCGGCATCCTCCTATTCCTGTACGCCCTCGTCGTCCTCCTGGCCCTCTTGCTCGACCTTGCTGCAAGTAGCGACTTCGCGCTCAAGGCCGTCACCTTCAACCGGATCAAGTACTCGCCGCTACCCGCTGAGGAACGCCCGGAAGGCACGTTCGGCGTTGTCGGAGTCGGAGCCGTCTGCTTCTCCCTCGCGGCCCTTGGCGCGCTCATCTTCACGGGCGTGATCCAATCCTGGCTCGCGCACCTCATCATCGCCCTCACCTCCTGAAAGGACACCTTCATGACCCGCCAGTCCGAAACCGAGTTCGTTCTGGCGTGCTATTGCGTGCAGTAGTTCACCAACGTGTAGCGAAAGGGAGGGGGTCGCGTGGTGTTGGAGGCTGTCAGGGTCGCGCTTGATCCTTCCCCCGCCCAGGAGCGCCTGTTACTGTCTCATGCTGGCGGCGCTCGTTTCGCGTTTAACGCGGGGCTGGCGCACGTGAAGGAAGCACTGGACGCCGGGGACAAACCTGAGTGGTCGCTCTATTCACTGCGTAAGTGGTGGAACTCGAACAAGGACACGTTGGCCGTGGACGCGGACGGCACCCCGTGGTGGGCTGAGAACTCGAAGGAGGCCTACAGTAGTGGCCTCGAGGCTCTTGCGAAGGGTTTGCTGAACTGGTCGAAAAGCCGTAAAGGCGTGCGGAAGGGCCGTCGTATGGGGTTCCCGCGCTTCAAGGCGAAGGACCGTGCTACGCCGCGTTTCGCGTACACGACTGGCAGGTTCGGCCTGATCGAGGGCGACACGAAGGCTCTGAAACTCCCGAAGGTTGGCCGGGTGCATTGCCTGGAAAACGTCGCCGAGCGCGTTGACGGGGCGCGGGTGCTGCGTATGACCGTCTCGCGTCGCGCTGGGCGTTGGTACGCTGCGCTGACCGTCGAACGCGAGGAGCCTGCTGCGGCGAAGGAAACCCCGAGGGGCGGTGCGGTCGGCATCGACCTGGGCATCAAGACCCTCGCCACACTCTCAGACGGGACCGTCATCAAGAACCCGCGTTATCTGCGGAAGGCAGAGCGGAAGCTGAAGCGCGCCCAGAAGGTGTTGAGCCGCAAGACCACAGGGTCAAAGCGGCGCGCTAAAGCCAGGGCCAAGGTGGCGCGCCTCCACGCGCGCGTCGCGAACCAACGCGGCGACGCGATACACAAGGCAACCACCTGGCTCACTCAGACCTACTCGGAGATCTGTATCGAGGATCTGAACGCGGCGGGCATGGTGAAAAACCACCACCTCGCCAAGGCCATCGTGGATGCGTCGTTCGGCGAGTTCCGCCGACAACTCGACTACAAGACCGCGAGGACTGGCGCGAGACTACACGTCGTAGACCGCTGGTTTGCGAGCAGTAAAACGTGCTCGAAATGCGGGAGAGTGAAAGCCAAGCTCTCCCTGTCCGAGCGCGTGTTCCACTGCGACGGTTGCGGCCTGGTCATAGACCGTGACCTGAACGCGGCCATCAACATCAAGGTCGCCGGGAGTGCCCCGGAGACGTTAAACGCGCATGGAGAGACCGGAAGACGGAACGACCTATCGGGTCGTGCAACGCTGGACCCAGTGAAGTGCGAACCAAGCCGCGGCGACAACCGCGTGAGACTTGGAGCGGATAGTCGTAAGGCTATCTTGCAAACTGCCGCACGGTAGTTTGCAACGGAACGTGTTCACCACTGCCGGGCTGGTTGCGGCGTTGGGTGGTCTTCTCATCAGTGGGACGCTGGTTAGGTGGGTTGCGTCGTTGTGGCAGATGCTCTACATGTGACGGGTGAGCACAACCCTTGCACACCTGTGATCTAGTTAACCAGTTTGCGGGTTGCGCACACAAAACAACCCGGCCTACACTAAACCCATCACAAACAACACAACCACAATCAAATAGCGTCCCCTGAACCGCCCCGGATCAGGGGAGCACCACTGGAAAGATGCCCGAGTGGCTTAAGGGGCCTCCCTGCTAAGGAGGTAAACAGAGGAATCTGTTTCGCGGGTTCGAATCCCGCTCTTTCCGCAGCTCGGACTTGGTCCGTGTCGTGGACCAGATGCCCACTCCTCAAGCGGGGAGTCGGCTAGTCCCAGCCCTGGGAGTAACCATCCACCCAGGGGCCTCACCCGTCACTCCCACCACAGGGTGAGGCCCCGCCAACGCCCCTATAGCTCAACTGGGTAGAGCAACGGACTTTTAATCCGTGGGTTGTAGGTTCGAGTCCTGCTGGGGGCACTCAGTGGAAAACTGAACATGGCGGGGTGCCGGAGTGGACTAACGGAGCTGTCTTGAAAACAGTCGCACCGGAAGGTGCCCAGGGTTCGAATCCCTGTCCCGCCGCCAACAACTGAACATGGTCCTATGGGGTAGCGGTAAGCCCGCCAGATTTTCACTTTGGAAACCCGAGTTCGACTCTCGGTAGGACTACTCCGATCCGGTGTAGCTCAACGGACAGAGCGGGGGACTTCTAATCCCAAGGTTGCAGGTTCGAGCCCTGTCACCGGAACTCCAACAACTAAATATTCCACGAGGGTCAGTGCCCCGAGCGGCGAAGGGACCCGGCTGTAAACCGGACACAGTTAACGACACACCGCAGGTTCGAGTCCTGCCTGACCCACTGGTGGAGTGAAGACGCGAATGTGTGAGTTACTTCTTTGCATAGAAACACACCTGGGCGTAGCCCCAGGACCATTCACTCGCGCAGCCTTTCAGCTTCGCTTCACCTCTCCATCTCGGATGGTGTAATGGCAGCACGGCAGGTTTTGGCCCTGCCGGTCTAGGTTCGAGTCCTAGTCCGAGAGCGTGAACGGGCATGTCCCTGTCGAGAAGATAGTGACGTGCCCGTTACTTATGCCCCAGAAAGCAACGAAAGGAAAGCCATGAGCATTGGAGAGCGTAAGGCCGCAGAAAACATGCGCCGACGCAGCTTCTACGCTGCGGCCATGAGCGTCAACGCGCTCATCTGGTCCGCCATCCTCGCTGGCCTGGCCTACGCGGGCCTGATCGGCCCCGCAGCGTGGGCTGTCGCACGGCAGGAAGCAGTCCTCGGCAAGGTGTTCACGGGCTGGCTGACGAAGGTCAACATGCCCGCCGTCCTGTGGGAGAACGGAACCGTGTTCATCTCCTCATACGCGGGAGATACGGCGCACCTAACGTCGGGAGAGACCGTCGCGATCGACGACATCACGGTCACTCACCCCCTCAACGTGATCGCCGAACGCGCTGTTACAGCGAACACCGTGACAGCAGGAATCGTTGTGGGCTTCGTCCTGCTACTCGCGATCCTCCTGCGTCCCACCGACGTTACGGACGCGAGCCTCCTGGAAAAGGACCTCACGGGGGCATTCGAGTGGCCCACACCGACGACGAGCGCGAAGCAGCGCCAGAAGGCCCGCGAGCGTCGCCAGCAGCGACTAGAAGAGTTCGCCGCGGCCCAGGCAGAAGCCGACACCCTCGACGCTGAAACCCATGCCGACGCACCCCAGAACCATGCGCAGGAACAGGCCAAAGGCGTCGAGTTCCTGGAAACCCGACTTACGGAAGGAGCCGACAATGAATGAGCCGCTCATCGTCTCGTTCGCCGCGGCCCTCGTCGCGTCCGCAACCTTCATGGTTGCCACCGTCCTTCTCATGGGAGACACGGCCTTCAAGCGCAGCGCAGACACCCTCAGCGCCACGCTCACGGTCGCGCTCATCAGCGCCGCCTTCGCCTACCCGATCTTCACCCCCGCCACCTACCAGGTGCCCGACGTGATCCACGCCTGGGTGAACTTCGGCCTCGCAGCACTCGCACTGCTCCTGATGATGGTGACGGTGTGGAACATGTTCCGCCGATACCCTGACGTGCCCCTCACGATCCACTGGAGCGCGTGGGCCATCAACGGGATCCTCGGGTACGCCCTCTGCGGCTTTATCCCCACCATCCACTTCATTCACGCCATCAGCCCGTGGGCTTGAAAGGATTAGAATCATGAACATCGGTAAGCAGCGGCTATCAACGTTTCAGATTGTGGGGCTAGTCGTATTCTTCGCACTGTTCGTAGCCTGGTCCATCGCCATGTATAAGGGACTCAATGGATGGGCGGAGCAGAGGGACGCGCACCAGTCAGTCAGAAACATAGACACCAGTGCCGTCACCGAAGGAACCCTCAGCGACCTCGACAGCCTGACCGTCAACGACAACCCCACCCCGCCCGAGAAATACAGTCGTGTTGAGCAGTTTGGCCCCGCCTGGAAGGATGTGGACCACAACGGATGCGATACGCGGAACGACATCCTCGCCCGCGACCTCAAAACCATCAGCGGCCGACGTAACGCCTGCGTCATCACCGCCGGCCAACTCGCAGACCCCTACTCGGGCAAGTGGATCGACTTCCGCAAGAAGGAAGCCTCGAAGGTTCAGATCGACCATGTTGTCGCCCTCGAGAACGCCTGGCAGTCCGGCGCGTACAAGCTCGCCCAGGAAGATCGTGAAGCTCTCGCCAACGACCCTGACAACCTCCTCGCCGTCAATGGCCACGACAACATGGCCAAGGGCTCCAAGAGCGCAGACCAGTGGATGCCCCCGAACAGTGCATACGCCTGCACCTACGCCTCTAAGCAGGTGCAGATCAAGAACCGCTACGCTCTCACAGTGACCACACCGGAAAAGCAGGCCCTCGCCGACGCGCTGGCAACCTGTCCCACCGATTGAAAGGAGCCTCACTAATGGCATTCACTGCCACTCAGAAACGAGACAAGGTGCAGTCGCACTATCCGACTGCCGACAATATCGCCGTGAAGGGCAATGTTTTCTTCGTAGCCTTCCCCGACGCGGAGCCCATCATTGGCTGGCTCCACTCACCGATCGGAACCCTGTGGATCAAGGCGGCAGTCCCCGTGAGCGCCTGCCCCGCCCTACGAGTGTTCCCACCGTTCTGGTTTATTGAAGCGGCCCGACCCTACATGCAGGGTGACGAACGAAAGAAGTGGTACCTCTACACACTTCGAGCGGCTCAGCAGACATTCCCGTCAGGGAATTATCGGCGCTGGATCGCTCTCGGCGAGGGACATCCGTTCATCAAGGACTGCGGCGGCTGCTTCCACTTCGAGACCGAAGGCACTGAAAAGGAGTTCTACGCCATGCGTACCGAGCGCAAGACGGTCAAGACCGTCAAGAAGGCTGACCTCCTCTACGTGCTCACAGACGAGCCCGGCGCTATCGACTAACGAGTGGAGTGCTGACCATGGGTTTCACAACAAAGGATGTGCGCCCCGTCTTCGAGGCTCAAATGGGGCCGACTCGCAGGTTCGTCGTTAAAGGCGATGTGGCGTTCGCTGCCCTCGACTCGGGTGAGCCTGTGCTCGGGTTCGTCAATTTCTATGGGAACAAGATTCACGTAGACTCATTTGTGACTCGCAACAGTACCCCTGTTCCCCTGAGTGTGGTGCCACCCCAGTGGTTCGCGAACGCAGGACGCAATCTCATTCGTTACATGGGAACGCGCGCGCAACAGGACTGGTGGAGAACACTCGTCGTAGTCAGTAGAGTCCTCAGCGGTAACTGTGGGACTATTGACCTTGACTCGCAGCACCCATTTGCGCAGGGAATGGGGATCGTGCACTTCGTTGTCCAAGGGTCCAAGAGAGTAGACGCTCTTGATGTAGATGGGAAGCTCGTCGGTTCCTACACGAAAGCAGGGGTTGTGCAGGCTCTCACCTCGCAGCCGGGACCGATCATCTCCTGGTCCTAACCGGAATCAGAACCCAACGGCGGCACCCCTCCTCTCAACACGATAGGGGTGCCGCCCCATGTCACCACACGTAACCAATCAACCGAAAGGAATGACCATGACCCCCAAACGAAAGCGTCCCACCGACCTCACCCGCGACACCGTGTACGCGCAGAAAGACCTTGCCCATGTCCTGCGAGCTTGGGCTGACGACCTCGAGAAGGGCGGCGCAGACATGGACGCTCTCGCTCGACGTGGCCAACTCACCTCGTGGGTACAGAAGCGCACCGAGAACCAGATGAAGCACCTGAACGCCTCGTTCAAGCGCGTGCTCGCGTGCGCGTCGGAGGCTGATCGTCGAGGTGTGCTAACTGGTCGGTGATATCGCTGCGAGGTTTGCCCCGGAATTGCTGGTTGGTGATTCCGGGGTTTTTCTCACCACCACACCCTTGTGATCTACTTAACCAATTTGGGGGATAGTAGCACTTGCAACCCAACTCAACCCACAACTACTATCAAACACATACAACCCAACCACACACAACACACAAGGAGAACCCCAATGACCACCGCCACCCCCGCCCGCGCACGCCTCACCGACCCGGCCACCAGCTGGGACGCAGCCCTCGCTGTGAACGCCACGAAGTCGTGGCTCCAGTTCGCGGAACTCAGGGTCGTTGAGAAGGCCGAGTGGATCGGCGAAGAGCTGACTGAAGAAGCGTTCTTCACCACAACACTCACGCCATCACGCGTTCGGACCATCGTGTCCGACTGGAAGAAGCAGGGCTACGTCGAGGCTCTGCCTAGGCGCGCAAAAACCTCGACGGGGCGCACCGCCCGACTCCACCGCCTCACCCCACAGGGGTGGGACCTCATTTCCGTCCTCCGAGACATCAACAGAAAGGCCAAGCAGCAGTGACAGAACCCGACCCATCCTCACCAACAGCCCCACCTGTGGCGGAAACGCTCTCCCAACTAGAGCTCGCCATTAAAGCACGCCGAGCGAGTACCGCTCACGCTCTAATCGCAAGGGCACGAATCAACGCCCAAAACTACCCGTCGGAGGCAACCACGCCTCCACGCATCTCACGCAAGAAAGGCAACAAACACAATGGCAGCGAAGAAGGAAGTTAAAGTCCTCCGCAAGTCGAAGAAATGGGACGACCTCGCCCCGCGCATCATGGCTTACGCCAAGCTCCTCAAGGATCGCGTAAAGAACGCCGAAGGACCCGTCAAGACGTACATCCTCAACAACCTGGATGAGCGCTTCCCCGCAGTCGCCCAGAAGGGCGGCTACAAGATTGACGCGGATGTCCACGGCGACTCCGGCACGCTCTCCTACCGCAAGCCCTCCCGCAAGCCGGGCACTGGCCTCAAGATCGTGGACGCTCTCGCATTCATGGCTTGGTGCGAAGAGAACGGCATCAAGCACAACGCCCAGCCGACCGTCACGTTCCCCGAAGAGTTCGTGACCCAGGAGAACCTAGCCAAGCTCATCGAACAGGCCGGTGGCGTGATGCCCGACGGCATGGATGACGACACGGCACTCAATGCAGCGACCCTCACAGTTCGTATGAGCGAAGAGCAGGCCAAGCACCTCGTGGACGATAAGCTCACCGTCCGCAAGCTCCTTGAGATGCTTGAACTCAAGGACGATCTCGCCTGACACTCCTTTAACATGTAGAGAAAGGTTACCTACATGACATCCAAGACCCGCACCTCCAAGGCCGTTGAGAAGGCTGAGGAAACCACCGTTCCCGTTTGGGAGATTCCCGGCTACAAGGCACTCACCGAGGAGGAAATGCGCCGCGATCTAGCCGAAGCGGACATCTACTCCCGGGCCTTCGCCCTCATCCCCTACCAGATGCGGGGAAACGCGGGTGACATGTATCTGCTCATGCAGATCGCCAAGCACCTGAACGTTCCCTTCATCACGGCGTTGCGTGGCCTGTCGTTCATTGGCGACAAGGACGTGAAGCCCGCCATGAGCGCGCAGCTCATGTCCGCTCTAGTCCGCAACGCCGGCCACACGCTCCGCGAACAGTGGGACCCGGAGACCAACACGGCTACCGCCGTCATCATCCGCAAGGATGATCCCCAGTTCGAGCACGTCGCCGTCTGGGATGAGGAGAAGGCCCGCGTCGCTGGCTTGTGGGAATCGACTCCCACGTGGATGCAGTACCCGAAGGCGATGCTCACCGCCCGCGCCATGAGCGAGGTGTGCCGTCACGCAGCATCCGAAGTACTCCTCGGGTTCAGCTACGTTCCCGAAGAGTTCCAGACGCAGGAATCAGCCTCGCGCGTCCTAGACATGCGCCAGCAGGTGCAGGCCGACATGGACCGCCTGCGCTTGTCGAGCGAGAAGGCCATCGAAGTCCTCGACGGCGTGACCCTCCCCGGTATCACCATCGCCCTCATGACTCCGCGAGAGCTGGAGGAAGTCAATGCCCGCATCGGCGTGATCGAGTACGAGCGCGACAAGGACAAGATCGACGAGGTCCGCGAGCGCATCCAGAAGGGCCGCGACGTGCTGAACCTGACGGAGGGCGCGTTCGCAGAAATCGTGCGCCGCAACGTGCGCCCCGGCAGGGGATACGACACCATGAACCTCCGCGAAGCAGAGCAGGTGCTCGACGTGCTCCTGCGTCAGGCGAAGAAGTCGGGTAACCGTTCCGGTCAGCGTCAGCCAGCCCAGCAGGTCCCGGCCCCGCAGTCGCCCGCGCCTCAGCAGCAGGCCCCCCAGCAGCAGCCTCGCCCGCAGGCGCAGCAGGGCTACACCCAGTACATGCCCGCACAGCCTCAGGAGGCCCCTCAGCAGCACCCAGAACCGGTTCGCCAGCCCCAGCAGGCCCAGGCTCCCGCCCCGCAGCAGCAGGCCCCCGCGCAGGAGTCCTACGGCCTCTACGACGAGTCTCAGCGCCCCGAGCAGTACCCGCCGCTCGGTTCCCAGAACCCGCAGGGCACATCTGGCCCCATGGCGATGATCCAGCGCACCATGGAGAAGCATGGTATCGCCGAAGGAGAGCTGCCTATCATCCTCACCTACGTCTTCGACGACGAGCGCGCAGACGTGGACAATGTGGACACCCTGAGCATGAACGACATGCCGCTCGTCCTCGCCGGCATCCAGCGTTACGCAGCAGAGACCAAGCCGGTCCAGGAACCAACCGCCGAACTTCCCTTCGACGGCGATGCGCCCGCCGACAACATGGAGGACCTGGAAGCGTCCTACAGCGCGCAGGGAAGCGAGGTGAACGATGACCCTGAAACGTGGAACGAAGGCTGGCCGGAAACGGCAAAGCCCGGCGGCGGCGCGAACTAGCACCGGCCCCACACAGCAAACCCGTGAACTCGTATACGGGCGCGACATGTGGCGGTGCGCCAGGTGCGGAAAGGATGTCACCTACGTCCAGTCCAGCATCCAGCACCGCAAAGCCCGCGGCATGGGCGGCACGAATGATCCGTCGATCAACAGCCCCGCAAACCTCATCGTCCTATGCGGGTCTGGCACCACGGGGTGCCACGGCCATGTCGAAGTGAATAGGCGCGAAGCCCGAGACTACGGGTGGGCGGTTTCCCAATACGCGGACCCCCACGACGTGCCCGTCCAGTACAAGGACGGCTTGTTCCTCCTCGATGACGTCGGCCACCGAATCCCCACCAAATAACCACACAAAAACCATCACCTGAAAGGGGTGAACTCATGTCCAAGCGAATCTACATCGCCCTACCTCACGGCTACACGCGTGAGACCTCCTACGCAGCCGAAGACGCTCTCACTCTCCTCGGCTACGAACCCGCCAACCCCGCCGACAACGGCACCAACGACCGAGCCAACCTGTGCATGTTGACCCAGTGCGACGGAGTGCTCCTCATGCCCGGCTGGGAGACCAGCCCCATGAGCACGATCGCCGTCACCGTCGCTAAGCACCTCAACATCCCGGTTGGCACCTACGACCAGTGGTCTGTTCTCGCTGCAACAGGTGGGCAGCGATGAGCCGCCAGGACAACGAGGCAGCGGTCAGCTCCCTCGTCATGCCCGAAGCGTGGACCGAGAAGGGCGCGTGCGCGCGAGCCCTCAACCCCGACGCGTGGTTCCCCGAGCGCGGAGAGGCCAACACCCCTGAAGTGCGCCTCGCCTTGCGTGTGTGCGCCGACTGCCCCGTTAGGGATCTGTGCCTCAAGGAAGCTCTTGCCCAGGGTCCCTCCTGTGAGGGTATCTGGGGTGGCACACGCCAGTCTGAGCGCCGCAAGATGATCCGCATGGGCTGCACGACCCTTGAGGAGTACAAGGCTCTCACCGGACAGAAGAAGGAACCCGCCAAGGCCCCCGCAAAGACCAAGCAGGACGCGCCCACCGTCGAACCCGCCGCACCCGTGAAGGACAAGACCACCACCTTCCCCGACGTGCTCTCGGAGGTGATGCGCTTGCCTGGGAACTACACGATCGGTAGTCTGTTCTCGGGCTATTAACGGTGGCCTCGAACTCGGCGTACAACTCGCCCTCGGCCCCGCAGGCCTCGCTTGGATGAGCGACATCGAACCCGGTCCCCAAGCCATCCTCGCCCACCACCACCCCGACGTACCCAACCTCGGGGACATCACGCGCATCGACTGGTCGAAGGTCGAACCCGTAGACGTGATCTGCGGCGGCTCCCCCTGCACCGATCTCTCACTCGCCGGCGCTCGAGCTGGCATGTCCAAGGACACCCGCTCAGGCCTGTGGGAGTCCATGTTTCACGCGATCGCCATTATCCGCCCCCGGCTAGTTGTCTGGGAAAATGTCCAAGGAGCACTTAGTGCGTCAGCTTTTAGCCTCATGGAACCCGACCAGGGACATTTGGGAGGACGGCCAACCGGACCTGTTCTCCGAGCGCTCGGGCGTGTACTCGGAGACCTTGCCGGCATCGGGTATGACGCGACGTGGACAGTTGTTCATGCTTCCGACGTTGGAGCGCCCCACAAGCGGGCCCGAGTCTTCGTTGTGGCTCACCCCCACGGCGAACCTTGGCTCGAACGGTGGGAGCCAACCACCCGAGAAACGCCGGGAGGGCGGTCATGGTCCGACGTTAGCGGACGTGATCGAACACCTCGAACCCTGATCCCCACGCCAACCGCGTCAGACTGGAAAGGCGGGTACTACCAGGAAGGGAAGGGCATGAGCCTGTCTCAGGCAACCAAGCTCCTCCCCACGCCCGTCGCCCAGGCCCCAGGGAACACCGCCGAAGCCCACCTGCGGAAGAAGCCGGGCCGCACACAAGTCACCGACTTGGGCATCATCGCCCGCGAAGGACTCTTCACAACCGGAGGGAACCTTCTACCCACCCCGCAGGCCACCAACGCCACCTACTCATCCAACGGCTACGGCCCCAACCTGCACGAAATCGCAGGAACCCTACGCGACAGTTTCGGCCCCTACGCGCCAGCCGTCGCCCACTGGGAAACCATCACCGGACGCACAGCCCCAGCCCCGACAGAGCCACCCCTGCGCGAGGGAGGCAAGCCCCGTCTGTCTGTCCGCTTCGTCGAATGGCTCATGGGCCTACCCGACGGTCACGTCACGGGCGTGGGCCTCTCCCGCGAGAAAACCCTGCGCGCCCTCGGCAACGGGGTCGTCCCCCTGCAAGCAGCCGGAGGCATCCTGCGAGCCCTTCAGCAAGAACGCCAAGTCGCCCTCGAGGAGGGCTGGCCAGAATACACTCAACCAACCAACGGAAGGAACTGAAGAACATGAACGCTGTCGCATACATCCTCACACGTAAGCCTGAAGCCGACGCCGCCTATCTCAACGCCCAAGGCGTCCCCATCAGCGTCAAGGACAACGTTGACGGCACAAGGTTCCTTGCACTCACAGTGCCGAACGGACACCTGCCCGGACACCTGCACTACTTGAATCCGGGCGACGCGATCGTCTGGAACCCCGACCACAAGCCGATCTCCGCCGCTGTCGTGCCAGAGCCGCTTGTCTCAGCCATCAAGAGGTATCTCTCATCGAGCAAGAAGTCCCGCCGGTCAACTACCGCGCGATGACGGGCGTCGCGGTTTGTCCCTGCCCGGCGGTAATGAGAGCCGATTAACTGAAAGAAAGGAGAGGCGAGTCCTCCCCGGCCACAAGGGACGGGGAATCCACTCCAAAAAATCATGAACCCTCGAATCACGCAAGCCCTACGCCCAGCCGAAGATGGGACCATGAAGCGCAAGAAGAAGCTCCGCTGGGGCAAGACCGGCTGGTGTACGAAGCCGCCCCGCAAGATCCGATACCGCAATGAGCTCGACGCGAAGCTTGCCATTGCCTCCACGCAGCGTTCGCGTAACCCGCGACGTAAAGAACGCCGCTACTACAGGTGCCCAGAGTGCAAGGGCTGGCATCTCACCTCACACTGACTACCGCGCGGTAATAAGCAGTGACACTTTGAACACTCGGGTCTCGTTCTCCACGGGGGCTAGACCCAAGCGAAACGAACCGCACCGCGCATAACGCTTGCCTTAAAGGGTTGATATATGGCCGAAAAATAGGCTTCAGGTAACATGTTCCTATGTGCTGGTTTAAGTTCGCGCACTATGGCGGCCTATTTGGTGCGAGGTAAGCGTAAATGTATTGTGATCCAATTAACCAATAAGGTGTAATGTGGTACCACCAAACAGTGGTACCGTTACCACAATAACCAATCCATGCAGACACAAGCAGAAAGGAAACCGTCATGGAACAGAACCAGATCCTTGGAACTTTAGGAGCGCTTTTTCAGAAGAACGCTCCACTCACAGATGAAGTTTTTTCGGCACTCAAGGAGTGCCTGAAGCCCCGCAACCTCGACGAAAACGATTATGTGTCCGGCGAGACGGTGCGCATTCGCGCAGCAATCGACTCCCTTGGCCGCCGCCACGGCAAGAACCTCTACGCCTACGTCGAGTATCAGATGGACGAAGACGGCAACGGCACTGTCTTCCTCACCATCGAGTCCGAAGACGGCTACTGGTCATCTCGCCACTCGAAGTTGACCTTCAAGATCAACGAAACCGGCTACGCAAGCACTATCCTCGAGTGCTCTTCTCGTAACGGGGAAGACTGGTACACATATCAAATCCCCACCATGCTGGGGGTGGGCGCGGCATATTACTCCCTCCTCGCGTGGGAAGAGTACCAGGGCATCAAGTCTGGCCGCCTCGACGCAATTCCCGATGAGGACTCCTACCTTGAGGACTTCCCCGAGGCGCTCAACGACGGGCGCACGGAAGAGGAGCGCCTCACCTCGGCGCTCCTAATCCTGGCGCAGACCGCCAAGGAAGTCGGCGACGATGATGACGATGATGAGGAAGAGGGTGACGAGTGAACGCCACCTACCTACCTCCTACAAGCAAGGCGGTCTCTCTCGCATCCTTGCTACAGGTCCACGTGGACCAGGCAGAGCGCGTCACCGACCCCCTCGCCCACCTGGAGAACATCTCCATGGGCGACCTGCGAGTCATCGACCGACGTAACGGGCGCGCTTACCTGCGCGACGGATCCACGATCACCGCCCGCCAGAAGAACGGTGAGTGGATCGTCGCTGCGCGCGGTCCCATCAAGCAGAAAGGACAGTTCCTCAGATGAGCTATAGGGCTTGGATCTCGGACATCGTCTTTGAGGCAGGAGACCTGTCCAAAGCGACCTTTACCCTGTCAGACGAACTAATGTTCGAGAAGTGGCTCGGGGACTACATCGCCACCCACGACGCCGCCTTTGAGGAAGGGGACAGGAACGAGATCTACCTAATGTTCGCTTGGGACTTCACCTACGGCCCCGACGGACGACTCACAGGAATCTCGGTCCAGTTCCCATGGGACGACAGCTACATCCCATACTTCTTCCTCACGGAACTGGCCGGGATCAGCAGGTTCTTCCGCGAGCGCGGAGTGCGCTTCAAACTGGTCCTTAACAAGGCCGGCGAAGACGACGACGACCGGTGGCAGATCACCACCACCCACGGCGGCGTGTGGGTGGCTCAGGGGAAGCTCGTGTATGGCAAGCGTGAGCGCGTTGCCTAAGTCGATCACGGTGTGGGTGCCGGGTAGGCCTGAGACTCAGGGGTCTACCCGGTGCTTCACGCCCCAAGGTTCCCGAAAGCCGGTCATCGTCCACGACAACCGCCGGCTCGAAGCGTGGCGCACCGCTGTCACCTTCGTCGTTAAGCACGCCGCCCACAAGGTCCGCTGGGACACGCCCCTGGACGAGCCAGTCGAGGTGGTCGCTGAGTTCTACCTCCAACCTCCTAAACGACCACGGTTTGAACTTCCCGCCGTCAAGCCCGACCTCGACAAGCTCCAAAGAGCAATCGGCGACGCTCTCGGCAACGGGATCCTCAAGGACGATAGCCGTATCGTCCACTGGGACGTATGGAAACGTTACGGCACTGAACCCGGCGTGAAACTCACGCTCACCCGACTCACTCAGAAAGGAGCAAACGAATGATGAAGGTAGCGAAAACCACGGTGCGCAGCGCGCTGTGCACCCTCCTGTTCGCCCTCGGGGCTGTCTCCACGCTCACGTGGCTTATCGGCTTCGGTAGCGGAATCATGGCCCTGTGCGCGGCAGTGTTCTACCCTGAGCTCGCTGTTAACGCGGCGCTCCCGCTCCTCGGAGCCGGGGCTGTCAGCTTCGCCGTCAGAGGCGTCTCTGTCTTCGGCCTGCGCTTCATGGCCCCGAAAGACAAGCGCCAGCCACTACGGAGTGACCTCGTTGGCTGGTTCGGCTTCGTTAGCGACGAAGCCCTGGAGGTCCCCTTGGACACCGGAAAGGATGTGCCAGATGGGTACGCGAAGACCACCAACTGACCGTCCGCGCCCCTGTCAGCTCAGGCGAACCCCCGAGGCCATGCAGGTCACCAGCGACAACCTACGCCAGGTCGCTAAGTGGTGCCACGGTGTGCTGCGAACCGAAGGCGGCAAGATCGCCCTCATCGAGGTCGCGAACACCATCACCTCAGACACCACTGTCGCCCGCGTCGGCGACTACATCGTGCGCCGATACCGCGGCAACCGATCCATCTTCACCCCCATTCCGCAAGACGAGTTCGAGCAGGAATGGACCGTACGACCCATCAAGAAGGAACCCCGAAAATGAGCAACACCGTCCAGCTCACTGGCAACCTCACCCGCGATCCCGAGCTGCGCTACACCCAGTCCGGCAAGCCCGTCGCGTCATTTACCGTCGCCGACAATCGACGAGTCCGCGACCAGTCCGGCAACTGGGTGGACGGCAACACCCTGTTCATGCAGTGCGCCGCGTGGGACGGACTCGGTGAGAACGTTGTCGAGTCCCTACGTAAGGGCATGACCGTGACCGTCACCGGCAGGCTCGAAGCTAAGGAGTACGAGTCGAACGGCATGAAGGTCAGGGGCTTCGAGCTCATCGCCTCCGACGTCAGCGTTTCTTTGCGCCGCCAGCAGGCCACCGTCAAGAAGACCACCCCCTCATACAGTAACCAGCAGGGCAACGGCTACAACGGCTACAGCCCCAACACTCAGTACACGACGGACCCCTACACCACCGGGGCACCCTTCTAAACCCAGACAGGACACAAACGATGACCAACAGCTCCTCCCACATGTTTCCGTTCATGCTCACGCTCCCCGACGGAACCCTCCACGATGCAGTCCGCATCTACGAAGCAACCCTCGAGGCCGTCGCTGAATGGTGCGGTGGAGAAGTGGGATGCGTAGCCATTCCTGGCAAAGGCATCGTCGCCGGCGTCCTCTACCACACGGGCGTCACGGGCTACAATGCGTTCGCGCCCGTCGGCTCCTACCTCCTACGAGGATCCGTCTCTACCCAGTGTATGAGCGCCGAAGAGTTCGACAAGATCTACACGAGCCTCTGACAGTTCATGTCCACCCAGACGGCGCAGCAGATCATCGCCGCAGCACGCTGCAACGCAGCTATGCTCCCATCCGAGCAAGCCGCAGCCCGCGAGCGCCGCAACACGGCACGCAAAGCCGCTCACAAAGCCCGCGAAGCAGCCAAACCAGTGCGCGCCACACGCGAACTCCCACCCATCGACGGCGCGCACTGGGTGCGGCGACGCTACGGCTCCAACTGGATCTACCCAGCCGTCCAAATCACCGGCTCCCACGTCGCACGCCTCATCGCCCAATGGGCACCACGCACCACCCGCTACGTCGAAACCCCCTCCATGTGGGGACTGTACGTGTGGAACAGCAGGCGTGGACCTGAACCCGTTCTCGCACAAGAAGGCCAGTACATTGTGCGCACAAAGTATGGGCTGCGAGTAATGGAACCAGCCGTTTTCCAGCAGCTTTACGTCCAATACGAGAAATGAGGACTCTCTTAATACCTATGCAACGGGCGGAACCGTTGCTACCTCTAGCAAAACAAGGGGTGACGACAACCATAAGTACTGCGTCAAAGACGCACTTTTAGTTGCAAAACAACCACTTTTGCGGCCTGCGCAACCTAATGCGCCAACAAAAACCAGTAAATGCGCTTGAAAAACATTCAGCGCACGTATAGGCTTTCCATGAAAGCACGGAGCGAGGGGGTACCACTCCCTCACATCAACACAGAAGGAGACATCTTGTCCACCACTAAGCTCACGAAGCGCTCGCGCCTCACGAAGGCCGTCACGCTCTTCGCACTCGCGGCCATGGGCGTTATTGCGTCCCCGGTGGCGGCGACGTTCGCCTCTCCCGAAAACATCACCGACGACACGCCCGCCGCTGCGCCCGCCCGCTCCGGCAACGACATCACTGGCAACGACGGCGGCGCATCGACTGCCACCGGCGGCATCCAGATCGACTCGGTGACTGCCACCCGCCAGTACGATAAGGCGACTGTCGGGTCATTGGTGAAGTTCCATGTGGACTACTCCGGTAAGAAGGTCACTCAGGGCGCGACCTTCACGGTTAGCCTGGGCGAGGGCCTGAAGGTCCCCGCAGGCATGAACACGGTGGCCCTCAAGGCAACCACCCTCGACGGCTCTCACGAAGAGAACATCGGTGAGTGCACCGTCACCGACAACGGTCTCAACTGCGAGATCACCGCGGACATCGCCGCCACCCTCGGCGGCAACGGTGACCTCAAGGCTGCGTATGTTGACTTCCAGGCCAGCATCGACGAAGCAGCTACAGGCAAGAAGTCTGTCGATATCACCGTCGCCGGAACCACCTACACTGTCTCCATGGGAGACGGCGTCGTCGGCGAAAACTACGACAAGAACCCTGGTAAGGGCATGTGGTCCGACGGCATGGAAAATGGCCTGCACCGTCACCGCGGCTACATCTGGACGGGCGAGCTGCCTGGCGGCACCGCTGTCACGATCACTGACACGAGTGCCGACGTGCTCGCCAGCAAGGCCTACTGCACGGCAAACCATTCTTGGGCCAAGAAGGACGAGATCATCGCAGACAACAACAAGATGTCCGCAGACAAGCACACCATCACCTTCAACATCCCGGCTGGCGACAACATCAACTGCCGCGTCGCCTTCAAGATGCTGACAGAGGGCCTGGACGCGCACAACGAGGCCACCATCAATGGCGCAAACTTTGTCGCCGATAACAAGTGGCACGCAAAGGGCGGCTCCGGCGGCTCCACAGACGAGGACGCGAAGCCTGTGACACCGGAGCCGACTCCCACCCCGGACCCGACCCCGGAACCCCCGAAGCCGGACCCCAAGCCCACGCCTGACCCGACACCGGAGCCTTCGGAGCCTCCGGCCCCTACTCCTGAGCCGACGCCCGAGCCCTCCGAGCCTCCTGCACCGACTCCGGAGCCTACGCCTGAGCCTTCTACGCCTCCAGTGACCCCGGATCCAACCCCCGAGCCGCCTGCTCCCACCCCGGACCCGACGCCGGAGGCTCCGAAGCCGGACCCCAAGCCCGAACCGACTCCGGATGTGCCCAAGCCTGACCCGAAGCCCACTCCCGAGCAGCCCACTCCGGACCCGAAGCCGGAGCCCTCTACTCCTCCGGTCACTCCCGACCCGGAGCCGAGCGTTCCTCCGGTCACCCCGGACCCGAAGCCGGAGCCCTCTACTCCTCCGGTCACTCCCGACCCGGAGCCGAGCGTTCCTCCGGTCACCCCGGACCCGAAGCCGGAGCCCTCTACTCCTCCGGTCACTCCCGACCCGGAGCCGAGCGTTCCTCCGGTCACCCCGGACCCGAAGCCGGAGCCCTCTACTCCTCCGGTCACTCCCGACCCGGAGCCGAGCGTTCCTCCGGTCACCCCGGATCCGAAGCCGTCGGAGCCCCCGGTTACGCCTGAGCCCTCCACGCCTCCGGCCACGCCTGAGCCGAAGCCGTCCGAGCCGACCACCCCGGTCACCCCGGTCACCCCGGTCACCCCGGACACGCCCAGCACCCCGAACACCCCTCCGGTGACCCCCAAGGCCCCCGCGCCTTCCGCTCCCGTCATCAATGGCGGGCTGGCTAAGACGGGTGCCGACGCTGGCCTGATCGCTGGCGCTGGTGTGCTCGCCGTCGCTGGTGGCGCGCTCCTGGTGGCTCGTCGCCGCCAGAATAAGAACTGACGCCAGTCAGCCAATAGGGAGGCCCTAGAGATGCAATACTCTCCGGGGCCTCCCCCCTTTTTTGTGAGGCGAGGTTTTCCCTTGTCTCACAATGCTTTTAATATTGACACAGTAATGCGTGTAATGCTACAGTAGGGCATTAAGAAATACCCTCATAGAAAGGAGCAGTAATGCTCAAGAAAACACAGGTCACCGAGCTGATCGACGACATCGACGGCACGCCCGCCACCACCAGCGTCAACTTCAGTGTCGGCAGCACTCAGTACGTCATCGACCTGTCTGAGGAGAACCTGGACGAGTTCCAGGTCGCACTCGCTCCCTACATCAAGCACGGTCGCCGAACTACCACCCGCAAGCCACGCAGCGCAGCGGGTCGCGCCAAGCGCCAGAACGCGGCAGAGATCCGCGCGTGGGGTATCGAGAAGGGGTACCTCAAGTCCGCGCGAGGCCGTCTCGGCACGACTGTCATCGCCGCCTACGAGGCGGCACACCAGAACACGGACGCTCAGTAAGTAAAGCAGTACAGGAAAGATTCCCAATCATGGCTTCATGCAAGGACATGCCCGCAATCGCATTCATTGAATTCGCTGATATGCAGGGCGAAATCGACCTGCGCACCCTTCCCATGGGCACGCTGATCATCACCATAGGCCCAACCGATACGGCGTCCTACGAAGATCGCCAGTATATGAAGTGCCAGCACACCTGGGTCAGCCCCGACGGTGGGCAGTGGGACGACCGGTCACTCGCAGAAGATATCGACGGGCAGACACGCGCAGGCCGTCGAGCCATCGTCCACTACGCCCCCATCTGCTGAAGCGCACACAGAGAAGCGCCCTAAGGGAACATGATCGGAACCCTTGTGGCGCTTCCTATATCCGTCGTCAGTCGGTGAGGATGCTGTAGATAAATGAGGGGAGCGTGTAGGGTATGGCTCCGAATCGCCCCTCGAGGTAGTTCTTGGTGATGTTACTTCCTGACTGTAGGCCGGTGAACTCGGAGAGCTGGTAGAGCGCAGTAGCCCCGGCGCTGTTCTTCTCCGTGAACCAGATGCGCTCACGGTTGCGGATGGGGCCGCGGCCAATATCCATGAGCGCGATGTTGTGGCTTGTGAAGATAAGCTGAGCTCCCGACAGGTTGGCTGTGGGGCTGGTGAACCAGTCGATGATGACGCGGCCAAGGTCCGGGTGGAGGGAGGCCGTCAGGTCATCCACGACAAGCACCTGCCCGCCGGTGAGCGCGTCAACGGCTGCGATGGCGAGCGCCAGCCACATGATGCTCCCCGAGGACGCCGAGAACGCCGCATGGGGGACTGTGCGCTCCCCGTACTGAAACTCGAGAATGTGGGGGAGGGCCTTCGCGAGCGCAACCTCTACGGCTTCCTTGTCTGCCGGAGTGTGGCGCGCGGGTCGCGCTGACTGCTTGGGGGAGTGTAGTTCGATGCTCGTAGCGCCAAGGTCAGCGATTTGCGCGAGCGTACTCAGGGCAGTCGTATCGAGGCGACGCGACAGTAGGTGCTTGGCGACGTGCAGGTACGCATCCTCCATCGAGGGAGCCCCGACGCGGAAAACCTTGACCCCGGTCGTGAGCACATCGCGGACGGGCTTCACCTGCGGGTCACCCATGAGGGACGCTCGAGTGATGACCAGCTCGTTCACGTTGACGTGAGGGAGGCCTTTCAGGCCCTTCACGGCCCCGCGCGCGTCGCGCCAGTAGATGGTGTTCCACCGCTTACGAGCGACACGCAGGCTCTCCCCTGCGATGCCCTCTGCGTTTCGGGAGAGGGCGTACTCGTAGCGCGCGCCGTCGTGGATGAACTCGACGCTGTAGACGGTGGGCTTCGACACGTCGTAGGGCATGTAGGGGAGTGCATTTGCCCCCAGGGGTAGGAGCGTGGCGATCGCGCTCTGTACGTGGCGGAGGGCTTCGAGGAGGTTTGTTTTCCCGGAGCCGTTGGGGCCGTAGATGCCTGCGACGTGGTGCAGGTGGTCGTCCCACTGGGTGCCTCTTGGCGGGTTGAGAGTGTGCAGTGTCGCGTGGGTGAGGTCAAGGGTGGCCTCGTCCCTGAGTGACTTGTAATTGGCGATGGTGAGGTTAAGGAGTTGCATACCCATAAAGTAGCACACATAAGCGACGGTATGATATTTTTTATCGCGAACACACCGAACAGTGTTCCGACTAGGAAAGTGAGACCGCCATGAACTCAGAAACCCACACCATCCTCGCCCAGACGCGCCTCCGCACGTGCCCAACGCCCGAGCTCCAGTACCACTGGGACAAGACCCAGCGCTTCCTGGAAGGCGTCCTCCACATGAGGAGTGTGGATATCTTCCCCGTAGCCTACTGGGCGTGGAGCACCTCCCTGTGGATAAAGGGAGCAAAAGACGACTGGACACGCCAACTGCACGAGCGCAGCGGTGTGCTCGTCGCCCCCGACGACGGGACCATCGTCGGCTACACGACATGTGTACCGATCAACCCAGTCAGCCTCGCCTCCGGCGCACAGTGGAGCGGGTCTATTCTCAGACCCAACACAAGCGAAGCCTACGGCCTCGACGCGAACCAGCCCATCTCCGTGGGGGACGGCTACTGGTTCGCGCACCCCGCCATCATGCACGGCCAGCAGATCGCGCACGTCCGCTACGTCAGCGTCGGCATGGGAACCGCTGTCAACTCGTAGCGAAGATGCAGCCAGGCGAAGTAAACGGGATCCCTGTCGAAGCGACGAGTCTTCCTCTATCGCTTCCTGCTCATGTGCGCGCCGCCGTCCTCGAGTATGCCTACGTGGGTGTGAAGCTCAGCAAGCACCTCAACCGATACGCAGGGTTTCCGCAACCTCAACCCCTGGATGTGGCAGACATTGTGCTCGATCCGTCACATGCAGCTGAGCTCCTGCGCGCGGAATGGGGGCTTTCTGACAGGCCAGTCCACAGCATGATGTGCCTCCTCGAAACGGTGGGAGTGCGTGTCTTCTCTCTCGGCCAGGGGCAAGCAGAGGTCAGCACGTTCTCCTTCATGTGGGAGGGGGTGCCTTACGTGTTCCTGCGAACCAGGCGGGACGCTGTAGCACAGCGTTTCTCCCTCGCGAGCGAACTAGGGCATCTCGCCATGCACGCCGCCGACAACGAGCCAGCTGGCACGCCGCACAGGATCGAAGAGGCCAAGTCCTTCGCGCGAGCGTTCATCATGCCACCCACTGCGCTTTACGCCCACAGGAGCACGTGGACATCACGCGACGTAATCAACGCCTCCAACATGTACGGAGCGCCCACAGGGGAGTTTCTTCACCACCTGCACGCTCTCGGTGCCATCGACGCTCACCAAAAGACCGCGCTCGCCACCGACATCGACGGGAGCCCCACTAGCTGCCCTGTCGAAAGGTCCGAGCACCTACAGCGCGTCAGACTCCACGCGCTACGCGAAGCCGCCAGTAAAGCCGACCTCAGCGCCGTAACGGCATCCGAGTACCTGCGCGACCTGACCATCCGATCCGTCTAACCAACCGGCATGAGCACCTAGTGGCACTCTGCCCCTATAGGCACCATTCATCCAGAGAAGGACACCATGAGAACCCTGTTCATCGTTCGAGGAGCGCCCGGCACGGGCAAAAGCCACTTCCTGAGCATCTACCGAGCCCGCAGCCAAGTCATCTCCCTCGACGACATCCGAGACGTGTTCGCCATGCCCATCCCCGACTGGGACGGAGTGCCCGGAAGGAGCATCCGCGTCGGCACAGAAGAGACGATTTCCCGTGTCCTCGAGTCCGCCCTACGGTCGCGCTTCGAACAGGGCGGCGACGTGTTCTTCGACGCGACGAACCCTGAGCTGCAACAGTTCAAGCACCTCGCTGACCTGTCCCGCGCTTACGGCTACCAGGTCGCCGTCATCGACATGCAAGGCGACGCCACCGATAGCATGATCCTCGCGCAGAACGAGAAGCGTGCGGGCACCGTCAGCTACGTGCCTGAAGAAGACGTACTCAGGATCTCTGCGAGGGTCCGTAAAGGTACCCGCGAGTGCCAACGGTACGCGGGGCGTGGCATGTGGGTGTCGGCCCAGTGGGAAGAACGCGACTGTGGGCTGCACCTGGCCAACCTCGAGGCCATGCGCGACTTCGTGCGCTCCACCATCGACGGCCACTACACGCGCACGCTCACCGTGAAGCCAGGGGAGAAGGTCGTCGTCATCGGGAGCGCCTACGGTGACGCTCAAACCCTCAGCAAAGCACTCATGGGAGCATGGGACGAAACCAAGGACGCGACTGCCGTGACGTGGGTGTTCCTCGGGGATACACTCGCCGACAGCCCGCACGTCGCTCAGGTGTGGAAGATCCTCAAGTACTTCGAGGCACAGGCCAAGCAGCACGGCCACACCGTCATCTTCCTTGAGGGCATCGACGAGACCATCCTGCGGGAAACCCTCACTCGCGCCGTCAACCCCCGCGACTTCCCCGACGTCCAGCAGGCTATTGGGGCGATCACCCGAACGGGGGCGCAGAAGCGCGACCTCCTGCACCACCTGAACAGCCTCACCTGCGCGCTCACCATCCACACGCCCCACGGCACCTGCTACGTCACCACCGGCGGTACGGCCAACCAGGACCGTACGCTCACTCCCCTCGAGTGCACTAACGGCGCGAGCGACCGCACCAGCACCTACCGCAGGAAGACCAACTACGAGGACTACATGCAGCCCCTCAACGACGCAGCAGCCCGCGCCGGCATCACGATCATCCACGGCCACCGGAACGCGCCCCACGACATGCCCCGCGTCGTCGCCGTCGAAACCGCGGCCCTGCCTGGTTACGTGATCCTCTGACCGCCTGCTGATACTCGAACACCACAACCACCTTCCAGCGAAAGGAACCCTACTCATGGGACAACGAGGCGTACACGCCACCATTACCCGAGATGAGCGCACCGGCCTCATCACCGTCCAGCACGTGACGGTCCAGTGGAGCCTCCACATCGCACAGATCCTCCAGTTCGCGCTGCAACACGCAGACAAGGACGGTTACAGCCAGGATGAGTTCCTGCGCCTCCTCAAGAAGACCATCACGAACATGGAGAACATCAGTGCTTTCAACCTATCCGACGAGGACGACAAGTACTACGACAAGCACAAGCCCATGGAAGGCTACTGTCTCGTAGCCCGAAACTACGAGGACGGGAAGGAGTACCGCCTCGGCATCGACGACGGCGACGGAGAGCTTCTGACAAGCCGCGAGAAGTCAGATCGATACGCGACGCCCCGCGCGTTCGCCACGCGCAAGTCGGCTGAAAAGTTCATCAAGACACACAGCCACGCCCAAGACGCAGTGTCGTACCTGTGGGACCTAGACACAAACCAGTTCACGTTCTACGCGAACGACGGGTACGCCCTCAAGGCCTACGACTTCGCCTCAGGCGAGACCGTAGTCTGCAAGGAGATCACCTACAGTCTCGACCAGCTTCGCCACCCGAACGCGTCAGTCGAGTACGAGGGAAGAACGTCCTCAGACCTGATCGTCCCCCTCTACGAGGGCCAGCTTCCCGACGACGGCGACGCCGACACCGAGGACAGCGCGGAAGACCCCGACGACGACGCCACTCCACAGGAGCGCGCCTACCGACGCCTCCCGATCGCCTGGCCGACGATGGGCGGCGTCCCCGACCACACGATCATCATGCTGATGAACCGCAGCACGGCCAGCTACGCAGCCATCGTGCGCGCCGAAGGCAAGGAGTACCCCGCGAACCTCCTGACCATCGACCCGTACCTCGAGAACAAGTCGATCGACCGAAACCCCTTCGTGTACGATCCCCGCGTCGAACCCGAGGCACAGCCCGCCTACGTTGTCACCAGCTTCTCTGGTAACCCGCAGCAGTGGGACGGAGAGTGGGAGTTTTCCCAGATCAGCCCCAAGACCGGGTGCGTCGGCCTGGCGTACACCTACAAGGTGACCGGATCTCTGGTGGAGAACACCCTCGACGAGCTGTTCGCCAAGGCTGTCCAGGGCGGTGCGCACAAGCCCGACGCTTACTACGGGCGCGCACCCGAGTGGCTGGCGGACTTCATCCGCGACGTTGGCACATGGACGGTCGGCGACTCGGAGTACTGGGCGCGCCGGTGCGGCGTCGAATTCGACAGCGACGAGCAGATCCCCGAAGACGGCGCGGAAGCGCAGAAGCTCTTCGAAGAGAGCGCTCTGAAGTACGCCGAAGCGATGGATACCAAGCTCATCGCATTCACGAAGGGCACCCCGCTCAAGAAGCGCCTCTCCACGATACAGAGACGCTGGCTCCTCGGCCCAGCTGGCCGCTCCGCCATGCCCGACGAGATCGAAATGTCCCCCATCGCAGGAGGCAAGCTCATCGAGGCCTACGTGAAGCCATGGGGCCGGTCCTTCGCCGTCCCCATGGGGGATGCGCTCGATAAGCTCGTCTACCGCGCCCTAGCGGCAGCAGTCTACGACTACGCGGGCAACCGCGACGCCCCACTGACGAACCTGCGCATCACTGCGATGGACAGCGACGCCATCATGTGCGCCGCCTTCTCACCCGCCTGGTCAACAGACGAGCGCCTCGGCACGCGACGCTCTGTCATCAAGCTGAGCGACTGGATCGCGAAGCACTGACCTCAGCTAGACCCCGGCCACCTCGCGCTCACGTAGGGTGGCCGGGGTGCTCGTTTAAGCGTCGCCGTATCAACGAGAGCGATGCTCTCCCCATAAAGCCAACACCTCACAACCACTGGGAAACCACGGAAAGAGCAAACGAATGACATCACTTCCTCCTATCAAGTGGCCCACGGGCCGCACCCCCTCCAAGGTCGAGATCTTCCTGTACGAACACAAGGGCGGTCGCGTCGCCCTCCACGTCGCCGATCTCGACGCCAACATCGTCTACCCGGCATTCCTCCTAGAGGACATGACCGGCTACTGGAACAGCGTCGAAGGCTGGCGCGCCAACCCATTCCTATGGGTCGAAGGCGACGAGGATAACGTGCGTATCCTCCACTTCAAGGGCAACCCATCCACGTGGGAGGGCGTGTGGCAGACGTCCAAAGGCATCATTGACGTGAAGTCGTATCCCTTCTTTGCCGACACACTCGATGACGGTGTTGACCCCGATAGCGGTGACCCCATCAAAACTTTCACCTTCGAGCAGGCCCGCCAAAGCAACGGCCCCATCGGAGCAACCAAGACGGCGAACAGTATCTTCGTATCCCCTGGAAGCCTCACTCGGTTGAGCGCAGTCTACAGGAACTACCTCGCCGAATACGATAAGTACGTCGGCATGACCCCCGAGCCCGGCGGCAACGTGACAGTCGCCCACAAGGAGTTCTGGACGAAGCTCTGCCAGAAGCAGAAGGGCGGCGAGGCCATCCTCCCGTACAAGCCAGCCGTCATGAAGTCTGACGAGCATTACCTCCTGCTCTGCGACATGGTGCCCGCAGACAAGAATGACCTGAAGGGGCTTGTTCCCTTCAAGGCCGGCACCCCCGAGTCGAAGCGAGCAGCGTACATCGGGAAGAAGTGGGGAGTCGCAGACCCCCGCACGGGCAGGCTCATTGGGTTCGACCAGATCCGCGTCGAAATCAGCCTTACCGGCAAGATGGCAACCGTGTACGTCGCTCCCTTCGACATGACGTTCATCATGCCGAATATGCCGGCCCTCGACAAGGAGATCTACCGGACCCTCGGTGAGATTGTCGAGTTCGTCAAGGCCTACGACCCGGACCTTGACGTGACCTATCCGCAGGGCGCGTACACGTCGCCGACGAGCTTCCCCGTCCGTCGCGCTTCCAAACCAAGCTGGATCATGCTCTCACGGAACTTCAACGCGCTGAACACGCCGGCTCCAACCGCACGTAAGCCGCAGTCAATGACCCTCAGCGAATGGGCACGCACCAACTAACCCACACATGTGGAGGGGCAGGGACACTCGTACCTTGCCTCTCCACTTCTCCATTTCGAAAGGATCGCGATAGGAACACCCGCCATGCTGATCAGTCCATACCAGCAAATCAGTAACCAGCCCATCTCCGTGTATGGGCAGTCCTTCGGGATGCCGGAGTTCGACGGTGAGGACTACGACAAGAAACAGAAGCGCGCCTACACGGCATTCCTGCGGTCCCGCCCCGCCAACTACCTCCCCACCCTCGAAGCGCTCCGACCCCAAGGATGGGACATCCCCCGCCTGTTCGAGACCGACAGGTTCATCGTCACCGAGCCGTGGGACGCATCCCTCCCCGACGTCGCAGCCCCCCTGAAAGGCAGCATCGCCTTCCGCTACGACAAACCCCTCGAGATCACAACCTACAACGAGTACTACCAGAAAACCGGCACCCAACCCGTCACCTGCCCGTCCGGTAGCATCCCCATCGCCTCGCAAATCAACCTGCGACTCTCACCCGAGCAGGCGAACAACATGCCCGACGGCTTCAAGTACGCCCAACGCGCCCCGAAGTCAGACGAATACCCTGACGGAGCGTTCCTGTACTGCATCCCCAAGACGTTTCTCGACAAGATCGTGCCCTACACGCTGATGTTGTCGCGCAAGCCCCTCGCGCGAACCGTCGAACGCTACATGTTCCCCCTGTGTGCCTACAACACGTCGCTGTATCTGTCTGTCGTCCGCGAGTCGCCGTTCACGACCCGCTACCGGGACACTGCCCCTATTGCTCTGTGGGCCCAGTACAACAGCGACTTCGACCGGGCCATCACAAACCTCATCGACATGTGGGGAAACCAAGGCTGGGTACCCATGCGCGGCCAATACTCGCTCAGCACCGGCGAAGACCTCGCCTACAAGCATGACCTCTACGACGACAAACTCCCAGCCCCACCCACCAACTAACCACTAAGGACAACCTATGGCCAGCCAGAACTGGACCCTCACTCCCAGCGGCTACTGCTACCCCGACGACGATCCCGAAGACGGGTTCCACCTCCCCCTCAAAACCACACCCACATCCCCCGTGCCTGTGCGCGTCGTGAGCTTCCTGAGCACCCTCACCCAGCAGCAGGTGAGCGTCTGGGACTCCCAAACCCCCGACACTGCGGACCTCGTGTCGAAGCTCGACGAAACACGCATCTCCCAAGCGTTCCTCACTGCCGTCACCAGCACGGGACAGTGGGGGTGGCTGCACGTCCCCGTCGATCACGAGTCGGGGCGGGTCGGCTTCAACACCATCTGGGTACTCCCCGTGAATGGGGGACATGCGTGAGAGGTATTGCAGGTGTCCTCCAAGGCGCAGCGGACGTGCGTGGCCGCGGCTTCTACCTGGTCGATGAAGTCAGCGGGCGAACCGTGCAGGTGTGGGTGCGCGAACATGCAGTGCCGCTGATGCGTCGGATGCTCGGCGTGAGGGTGTTGGTTGTGGGGCGTGTGGATGACGCGGGTAGGGCGGTATTCGCGGATGATGTGCGTCCCTGTCCGATCCCAACACCAAACCACATGTGACTCACTTAACCAATAATCGGGATATGTGCACCAGACACAAGCCCCCCCCCACAAGTAACATAGAACCAACCCACAAGGAAGGAAACCCCAATGTATAACCCTGACACTCTGACCAAGGCCCTCGAAACCACACCCGCGGCGGAACAGGCCATGCTCGACTCCCTCCGCGGCCCTGACGCGGCGCAACGCATCACAGACGACCAAATCCGTGCAATCATCACGTCACCATCATTCAAGTCGCGACACGGAAGGTATCACCCAGAAACCGCCTACATAGGCGACGACGTGAATGCACGGATCTTCTTCTATCCATATGACTGTGGCGCAATCACAGTTGGCCTCACATGCGAGCAGAAGATTTACTCTTGCGCGATGGGTGATGGCGACGTTCAGAGGGGCTGGCTTTCTGTTAGCGACGGCGAGCATGTCTCCAGTCGCCCACTAAGCGATAAGGCGTTCCGCCAGGCCATTGCATTAGAAACCCTCCCCGATGATGATGATTATGATTTTCTTCCTACAGATGCATGCTACTGGGATAGCAGAGTCGTGGACTATATGCTCCACCGCGACAACACGCAAGGCACCGAAGTCAAGTTCACCTGCGATGGGAACATCAAGACCTACCCTCCCACGCTAGAGCAAGCAAACAGGGTGATTCAATCCTGGGGTGAAGGGAAACTGCCACCTTTCAGCGACGTTGAGTACGAGGTGCGCATGAAGGAACTCGATGATGAATATTCATATGATCTCATGTCTGACCTGTACGATAATCTGCGCGCTATTTTCCCTGGCGACGAATATGGTGACAGCATCTACGATGATACATACAAAGAGATTCAGAAGCTCATGCGCATTGAGCCGAAGGAATCCCCTCTTCTTGTTGCAGCAAATGCCGTAGTAGAGCGACACGTATCTGATAGGGTCTCGTTCTTGCTGGAGGAACGTCAGGAAGGTAACGGGAACGCGAGTTCACTTGCGACGGAGCAAACAGCTGACACGCCTATCTTGCGTGAAGCCTTGCAGGCTGTTCTTGATTGGGATGCTGCCAAGGATGAGCAGCTGCGCAAACTTGAGCGTGGGGGCCGTTCCATTTCGGAGAACGTTGCACTACTAAGCGGAAAGGCGTTCACTAGCAAGCTCTACACCAACATTGGAGGCATCGTCGAGACCGAGACGGTGAGCGCATCGTTTGCGACAGAATGGCGTCATTCTGAGCAAGCTCGCAAGGAAGGCACAGGTTTGTACGATAAAGACGGCGCACCGCTCTTCCTAAACGTTCCGGTAGCCGTAATGTACCGAAGCGTGCGCGAAACTATGAGAGAAGGATTTAAGCAAGCGCGCATGGATTACATGCGTCAGAATTTCGACGATCTTAAGCATGAGATGATAGAGGTAAACCCAAAGTACTGGAGAGCCGCAGCAGGAAGAACAGGCCGGGAGAGCGAAGAGGCAGAACGTCACTTAAAGCGCGTCGTTTCTGCGAGCCTAGACGAAATTAATTACGACGTGCTGCACGACCATCATGTGCCGCATAGGTTTTTCTTTGAGTACATCGAAGGCTGCCTGAGAGCGTGGGATGACTCTATCAAGCTTCCCTACGAAGTGAGGTACCGTTCCAGCATCAGCGCGGATGATATTCAAGCCGCTCGCCAAAGTGGCGATGCGCTCCCCGTCATCTCCGGTGAGCGTCGAGTTCATCTCAACGAGGTGCGTGCAACGTGCGTTCGTGAGCTGGGAGAGTTCTACAGGATGGTTGGCACCGATCCGCGCCTCAAGGGGTCTGACATGCTGACGATCGGCCAGATCCCCGAACTCGTGCAGCAAGTAGGAAAAGTGCGTGAAGCTGTAGCTGAGTTCATCACTATGGCGGAGGGCTATTGGCCTGCGTACACCCAGATCGACGGGGCCCCTGCGGAGTCGGCTGAGGGGGAGCTTTTTGGGGTTGAGCCGTTGGCTGAGTGGGAGCGCGAGCTTCTTGGAGATCCTGTGGATCCGCGTCGCGAGGTCGCATCCATCATCGCTAAGGTGAGCGCAGTTCATCCCGGGCGGTATACATACGAGAAGCGAAGGGCGGAGGACGCTAACGAGCTTGTCGCATCCCCCAAGCCCTCCAAGTGGGCCTTTGAGGAGGTCCTCTCGTGGCTGCGTGATTACGTGGAACCCGGATACCCCGTGATCTTCAAGGGCGACGCAGAGATCTACATCGTTGAGAACATGGTCGCGTACCTCCAGCGCCCCGAGGGTGAGACCGGCATCTACGGCCTCCAGGAGGATGAGTTGGCTGACGGGACCAGCATCCTTACCTGCACGAGTGAGGACGAGGCCATGAAGGTCACGGTTGATCACAACCTTGGGTGTATTGCGTTGAGCTTCAGCAGGTACACGCGCCGCGGTAACACGTGGAAGTCAAGCTGGCACGAGAAGAACAAGGAGCAGGCGTTCGAGTGGTTCATGGCTGACGTCGCTGCGTCGAAGGAGCCGGTGTTCTACTTCGTTGCCGGTAGCGACAACAAAACGCGGAAGTCCCTCGTGGATGGGCGTGAGCTCCTGGCGACTTCTCTGACGCCGGCGGATATCCTGTACCTCGCACGCCAGCGTGGGGTGAACATGCCTGCCATGGTTGTGGAGAAGGCCCTACCAGGCCAGCGAGGCCTCCTCGTGAGAACCAACATCACCAAGTAACCAACCCCCGGCAGAGCGCCCCAGAGGGAACGTACTGACTGTCCCTCTGGGGCGATCCTGTATGCTCGCAGCCTCTCATAGAGGCCCGTCTGGGAGCCATAGAGGTCGGTGGGTATGGGAACGCCCCAAGGGGCGTGCAGCGCGTGTCTGCGGCCCCCTGGGGCGTTCTGGATGGTGGCGCTTAGGAGCGCGCGTACTGGCGGGCCTTACGTCGCCGCATGGCAAGAAGAATGCCTCCTGCGGTGACCGAGGCCAGTGAGCCGACGAGGATGTTGGTGTCTGCGCCGGTCTTCGCTAGGGTGCCGTCACCACCACTGGTAGTAGCGGTAGGGGCTGTACCAGCGGGGAGTGCCCCACCAGTAACCGCTCCATCGGTCCCAGTTGTAGACGTAGAGGGACCGGCCCCATGCACCACGTCGGTACCAGGAGTGGCCACCTCGGTAGGGTTTGCCGGAGCAGCCGGTTCCACGGTTGGAGCGGGTGTTGTTGCGCTCGGTGCGGGGGTTTCGACTGCGGGGGCGGGGCTCTCTGGGGTGGGCTGCTCTGTCGGGGCTGGAGCAGGTGCGGGTGTTTCCGGAGCCGGTGTTGGGTCGGCGGGTGTGGGTTCAGCTGGAGCTGGAGTTCCCGGCGTGGGGTTCGCTGGCGTGGGCTCAACTGGAGTCGGGTTTGCCGGGGTCGGGTCGGCAGGCTTGGGATCCGTCGGCAGCGCAGGCTCGGTGGTGGGCTCAGTCGTCGGCTCCGGGGTCGGGGCTGGGACAACTGGGGCAGGATCCGCGCTCGCGGCCTTCTTGTAGACGCGCACGTAGTCCACGACCATGCTGGCTCCCGCGCCCGTGTAGGCGTCCTTGTAGGGGATGGCATCCACGTACGTGGTGTCGCCGGAGTCCGAGGCCAGGAAGGTGCCACCAACAATCTGGTTGAGGCGCAGGATCATCCCGTTATCCTCGTCGAGGAACGGGTTGGTGCCCTTGATGTCCTTGTAGTTGACGACGTGGCTGGGCACGCCGTCCAGGTAGAACGTGATCTTGTCCCCGGTCTTCTCCACACCGTACGTGTGGAACTGGGTCTGGGTGGTGCCGTCGTTTGCGAGCTGGCCGTGGTGCTGCTCGGACTTCGACGGGTTACCTTGGCGTGGCGTGTGCGTGTTCGCCTGGAGGTAGGAAGCGTCCCAGCCCTTCGACTCGAACACGTCAACCTCCCCGTTGCCGGGCCATGGGCCGCCCTTCTCGCCTGTAGTCCAGAGAGAAGACCAAGATGATGGCGCGTTCTCGGGGAGCTTGATGCGGGCCTCGGCGTAGAAGTCGCCCTTGATGGAGTACTTGACGCCGTTATCGTCCTTGGTCTGCACCATGGCCGACGTGAAGGGGGCCGGGTACTCGACCTTCTTGCCGTTCTCCGTGCGCGTGCACGTCCGGTCGATCGTCTCCATCTTCCGGGTCTCTTTATTCCACTTCACCCGCGTGGGGGAGTAGAGAGCCGTGATGTAGAGGTTACCGTCGGCGACCCGAACGTTCTCCGGGGAGTCGGTGTAGTGGGTCTGGGTTTTCAGGGCCGGGTCGAAGCACCCGTAGGCGTACCCCCATTTGGAGGTGTCGAGGCTGGTGCCGTCGAACTCATCACTCCAAGAGAGTGAGTACCCTGCGGGGGCTTCGGCGTGGGCTGGAGCTGCGAAGAAACTGGTAGCGACGCCGACAGTGGATAGTACCATTGCCAGCAGCGCACTCGCAGCCCGTCTCCGTGCTGTGTTGACGTTGATCATACTTCCCTTAACTAACTGTTGGTGTTGGACAGCCTCTATCTTACTGACCATAAGGTTGTTGTCTTGTAATCCAACGGGCGTGGTTTATATCTCCAAGCGAAGAAGAGTCCCACGCAGCGCCATTAGGTGCTGGATGAACCACATGTGGCCCCAGTATCTTCGTTTAGTGGCGTACTTACCGCACAATCGGTCATAGAACGAGGTGAGAGCTTCCATCATGACCCGCACGAAATCGACATCGAGTTCAGCGCCGATCAGATAAAGAAAATCGCCGTGGCGGTGCTAGCCCTGGCCACGGCGATCTTCGAGAATCTAAACTCAATCCTCTAATCCGATGAGCACCCACGGTGTGAATCGGGTGGACGATTGTCATCGGCCGTGGGTAGGTGCAACTACCCACGGCCCCATTATATCCACACGGCACACTCTTTGGTACATTAAAAACTGAGCGTGGCGCATGGTCGCCATCAAGATCCACATAGCAAAGCGCCCACCTCACAAAGGAGTCGAGGTGGGCGCTCCGTGTATCCCCTCAGCGGGGGCTGTTAGGCGTAGCCGAGCCAGCGTCCCGATGGGGCGAACTGGGAGGTGCGACCGTCAACGCTCACGACACCGACCGCCATGCGTCCATCGGAGGGTTCGAGCCAGTACCAGGCCCCGGCCTGTTGGAGCCAGCCAGTGTGCATCCTGCCGTTGCCGGCTAGCCAGTACCAGGTGTCGCCGTCGTTGACCCAGCCGGTGCGCATCGCGCCGCTGGGGGCGAGGAGGAACCAGCCGGTGCCGTCGTTGACCCATCCGGTGCGCATTTGGGCGCTACCGGGCTGCATGTAGTACCAGGAGCCGCTGATCTGCGCCCAGCCTTCCACGGCGCGCCCGTTACCAGCCAGGTAGTACCAGGACCCGAGGTTACGCCAGCCGCCGGCGTCCATGCGCCCATTGGAGGGGTTGAGCCAGAACCATCCGGTACCGTCATTGACCCACCCGGTCTTCATGACGCCGTCCGAACCCATGTAGTACCAGGAGCCGCGGTCGAGCAGCCAGCCTGTAGCCATCGCCCCGTTGCCGTTGAGCCAGTACCAGGATCCGCTGATGCGGTGCCAGCCGCCGCTTGCCATGTGGCCGGCGTCGTCCACCCAGTACCACTTGTCGCCGTCGTGAACCCAGGTGCTCGTCGCCATCACGGATGAGGCGTTCATCCAGTACCAGTAGCCTCCGTCCTGGACCCACCCGTTTTCGACGGCGGACACGGAGGAGTCGAAGTAGTGCCAGCCGTCGTAGAAGCCCTTCCACCATCCGCGTGTGACCGCTGGCTTACCGTCGTGGAACCAGTACGTGTGCGGCGTGGTCGATGCGAACGTGTGTCCCATGCCGACGTTCAGGTGCGGGCGAGTGATCCCTCCGGGCGTGAAGGTGCCGACGAGGGCCGGGATGCCGGCGTTGCGCATCGAGTAGCCGTCGAACCACTCGTAGCGGCCACGCAGGGCGGGCAGGCCGAGGCGATCGGGAGTGCTGAACTCGAAGCCAGTATCCATGACTAGGGACGGTGACAGGGTGTTCAGGAAGGATTCACTGTTCGACGTGTACAGGCCGTGGTGTCCGGCCTTCAGCCAGTCCACGTGACCGACCACCCCGGCAACGTAGTCTTCCTTGCCTTCGCCGCTCTCGAGGTCGGCGGCCAGGTAGGCGCTGCGCCCGTGGGCCGTGATTTTTGCCGTGTAGCTGATGAGGTTCGTGTTCGCGAGCTTACCGGGGTGCGCGTACTCCTCTCCTGGAGACAGGGGCACGATCTGGACGAGCATGTCGCCCATCTGAATGCGATCGCCCTGGCCGGGCTTGACGTGCTGGTCGAACGTCGCCCCGTACGCGCCTTGAGCCCACGTCGCCGCGGCTACGAGATCGTCGTAGACCTTCTGGTTGTCCCACAGCGGGTTCACGTCGTCACTGACCGAGTAGGAGTCGTCGTAGACGGGCGTGTAGATGTGCTTGGGGTGGTACCGGTGAATCAGAGTGTCAGCCCACCCGATGTGGTCGGAGTGGGGGTGCGTGCCGATGAAGAAGTCGAGATTGCTGGAGTTGATGCCCAGACTGTCGAGGTAGGGGCGCACCTGGTCTTCCTGCCCCCACAACGCGATGTTCGCGCGCTTCGGGTAACGGGGGTCTGACCCGTCTGGGTAGTCGTTATCGTCGCCCGCGTCCACGATGCCGAAGTGGCCGTTCGACTCCACGACGATGCAGTCAGCGCCCGACAGGGACAAAATGTGCACCTTGTCGTTGCCGACACTCCCATCCGGTTGCGTGGTGACCAGGGGCGGGGTCTGCTTCGACGGCACTGACGGCACGGGCGCGGGAGCCACCTGGACGTCGGGGCGGGCCGCTCGAGCGTCCATCTCAGCCTGTTGAGCGTCAGCCGCTTCCCGATCCTCCTCGGACACGGACGGGTTGCTAGGAGCCACGATCGACGCATCCCCAGACGAGGAGTCCGTCTGCGACGGGGCGGCGAACGAAGTGGCGGGGATGAATGCCAGAGACAAGGCTGCTACCAGCCCCACCCCGACGGTGCGAGAGCGATTCATTGATAGAGTGTTCCTTTCTGCGGAAACATGGGAGAGTGCTCTCCCATCTTAGAGCGCGACACTGCGTCACTGGCGTTTGATTAGGGGAAAACACTCCAGGCATGACGAAAGGCCCCCAACCAGAGAAGAGAAAAGATGGTCGGGGGCCTTCGCCGTTGTGAGGTGGGGCCCTTGGATGCGTGCTGACATCGTTTAACTCCCCCCAGGCCGATGTCCAAAACCATTGGAGGAGCAGAGTCCCTTGTTATTCCAGGCAGCCTCACGCTACCTGGCTTAGGAGGATCGCCAATGGCGACCGTGCGCATTGTGGGACTCGAACCCACACGCCCAAAGGCACTGGAACCTAAATCCAGCGCGTCTGCCAAATTCCGCCAAATGCGCTTCACGCCAACCCGCCCCGCAAGGCGGGCTGACAGTGTGATTGATTCTCTCTGTAAAGCTAGGTAGTCCCGGAGGACACCTAGCAGCTAGGTAGCTGCATCTCCTTACGAGAGCAGCTGTGGACTGTACGGGACTCGAACCCGTAACCCCCTGCTTGCAAAACAGGCGCTCTATCAGTTGTAGCTAACAGCCCAGGTGTGGCGTGCGGGAGTCGAACCCGCCCCCGGCAGTCTTGTTGATGCTCCACCAAATTGAGCTACACTCTTTACTCGCGCCTCCGCCCAATACGGGCGGCCCTTTCGGAGTGGCGGGACTCGAACCCGCATCCTTCAACTCTTTCATGCCGTGCGGCCCACGCCGCTCACGCCACAAGATCACTATTAAGTTAGAGAACCTTATTGTTTGGCCCTGCATCCCGGAGTCGAACCGGGGTCGCACTGGCATGTTCCGCTGGTCTACCGTTGACTTATGCGCAGGGCCTTTGGCCGGAACCACCAGCCGCGAGGATGGTGATACCCACCCCCAATGTCAACTTGGTTCTTGTTGACATCCGTCGGGGTGACAGGATTTGAACCTGCGACCCTCTGCTCCCAAAGCAGATGCGCTACCAAGCTGCGCTACACCCCGTATTCAGTTTCACTGCCATTGGTTTGTGGCGGTGGAGCCGCTCGAGGGGGTCGAACCCTCAACCGTCCGCTTACAAGGCGGGTGCTCTGCCAGTTGAGCTAGAGCGGCGTGTGCTGCCCGAGGCTTATTAGCGTCGAGGTCGTTGCCTCGGGCAGCTGTCCCTATCACACTTGCCAGGAGTCGGAGAATTTCTCCTGACATGGACTAATTTAGCAGCGTGCGGTTCCGTGCGCAACCGTTAGGAACCCATATTCTGGTTAAGTGGATCACAAGTGTCTTGGGGTGGAGAAAAGCCCCAGGCTCCAACGTGAAACCTGGGGCACTCCCCTACCTGACGCGCTCAGGCACTTACTTCACTCGGACCCAGAAGTAACGCGCCAAGGTAGGGGACGTTTCTCGGACCTCCCCGTCAGTTGCCGAGCTCGGACACGGCTGTATCCACGTCGGCCTGAGCGGAAGCGACGTTCTCCTGGGCGGAGGTGACGGCATCCTCAGCCTCGACACGGTTGGCAACTGCGTCAGCAACGCCCGCGAGCGCGTCCTCAGTGCCCTTGTGTGCGTCGGTGAGGGCATTGTCGGCGGCTGCGATGTCCGCAGCGTTGTTGGCGGCGGTGTCGTAGGCTTCCTGGGCGGCTTCCTGGGACTTCGTGGCTTCGGTTGCGGCCTGGGTGGCCTGCTCGACGTCCTGCTGGGCGGGTGCGACCTGCTCGGCCTGTTCGCGGGCGAAGTCGTCGGCCTGGGTGGCCTTGTCCTGTGCCTTGGCCTGAGCGTCGGACGCTTCGGTCACGGCCTGGCGTGCGGCGGCGGGGTCAGCGTTGTCTCGGTCTGCGACGGCCTGGTCGCGCGCAGTCTGAGCGGCCTCGAGGTCAGCCTGGGTCTTGTCGGCGGCTGCGGTGGCCTTCTCGACGTTCTCCGTGTCGCGGGTGACGGTGGCCTGTGCGCTGTTGAGGGCGGCCTCGAGGTCAGTGAGGGTTCCCGCGGTCTCGATCTTGGAGACCTTGGGGGCCTCCTTCGTCTCCACGTCGCCCTCGTAGGCGGGGTAGGCGTGCGTGGGCGAGTAGTTCGGGTCGAAGGCGGTGGGGACAGGCTTACCGCCCCACACGTCCACGCCAGTGGGAGCGTAGGTGTAGGCTCCCTTGGTGTTCTCGTCGGCGATGAGGCCAACGACAGCGATGTGGCCGTCTTCGCTAACGCCGATACCGAACGCGTTGATGCGTTCGTTGAGCATCGTCGCGTCGGCAGAGCGGATGCTGTGGAAGGCGTCGAAGGCGTCCTGAGCTGCCTTGAGGGGATTCTTGTCTTCCCAGCTGGTGCCGGTTGACAGGGATCCGTAGGGGCGGTTGGTCAGTCCGTTGGGGCTGGTCTTGTCCCACTTGCCCATGTCGGGGCCGACTAGGAAGTCGGGGTTCGTGTCGGCGTGTGCCTGAGCGAAGGCCTGCACGTCAACCCCGATGGGAGCCGGTGCCAGACCGTACTGCCCTCGGTAGTCGTTCATCATCTGGAGGAGGAACGCTCGGACGAGTTCCTGCTTCTCAGAGACAGTCAGGCCGTCCCAGTTGATGCCGCCGGCTTCGGCGGCCTGCTTGGCTGCGTCGAGGTTGGCCTGGGCTTCATTGAGGGAGGCGGTAGACGCTTCGAGAGCGGCCTTCGCTTCGTCCTTCTTGGCCTGCGCGTCAGTGTTCGCGCCCTTCGCGGAGTCCAGGGCTGCTTCGGCATCGACGGCGGCGTGCGATCGGGTGGCCTGGTCGGCCATGACGGTGGCGAGGCGGTCCTGCGCGTCCTTGAGGGCAGTGTTCGCCTTGTCGAGGTCAGCGTGAGCGGTGTCGGCTTCGCCCTTGGCCTTGTCGGCCTGGGTGCGGGCGTTGGCCAGCGCCGCCTTCGCGTCGTCGAGCTTCTTCTGGGCGGCGGCGGTAGCAGCCTTCGCAGCAGACAGGTCGTTCTTCGCCTTCATGTAGGAGACGGCCCCGGCGGGGTCAGCCTTCATGGCAGCGTCGAGTACTGCCTTCGCGTCGGCTTCCTTAGCCTTCGCGTCCGCGAGCGCGGACTGGGCGTTAGCTTCCGCGTCCTGAGCGGCAGAGAGGCGGCTCTGCGCGTCGGTCAGGGCGTTGTTCGCGTCCAGGAGTGCGGCCTGGGCGGCTGCGAAGCGGGCCTGTGCGTCGGCGTGGCTCGTGTCGGCGGACACGGTGTTGTCCGGGACATATGCCGGCACATATGTGGGGACGTCGAAGTTGCCGTCCAGGACTGGGGACTGCGTGTAGAAGCCGTCACTGTAGGCGGAGCCTCGTCCCAGACCCAGCTGAGAGGAGGGGAAGGTTGGCGTCTTAACTGTGGTGCGAGGAGTGGTGGCTCGCGGCGTCGTGGGAGCGGTCGGCGCTGTCGGCGCGGTCCGGGTCTGAGTTGTAGGTGCTGGTGTGGTAGGCGCGGGGGTCGTGGTGGAGGGCTGCTGCGCGAACGTGGGGACTGTTCGCTTGGCGGGTGCGGTCTTGTCGGGGTTGGTGCACGCGCCGAGGGTGGCGGCGGCAGTAAATGCGACGAGCGCCGCAATGATCTTCTTGGTGTTCATGGTTTTCCTTCTGGATTGTATTGTCGAGTGAAGTAACATCCCGAATCGGGACACTACATACCATATAGCGCCCGAATCGGACATGCAAGTGGGAGAGAATCCGCGCATACACGAGCGCCCCAGAGTGGGGATTGTTGGTCCTTAACCTGGGGCGCTCTGCCGGGGGTTACTTCCTTTCAGGTTGTGCTGCGTCGGGGTTGATGGTGAATCGTTGTCCGTGCAGCATGAGGGCGTACTGTGTGAGTGTTCGCGCGGGCGTGGCGGCTGGCAGTAGGAGTGGTGGTTTGGTGATGGCCGTTTCGATGCTGGTTTCGGGGATGCCCAGCAGTGGTGCGTTGGCGCGGACCCAGGCGTGCCAGTGTGCCCACATGCGTTCGCAGGACTGTGGTGATGGGGTGGTTTTCCCTTCCTCCCACAGTTCTGCGTCGCGTGTGGAGCCTGCGCCCGTGATGTCGGCCCACACGGCCATGGGAGTGGCTGACGCTTCGCGTAGGGCTTTGATGACGGGACCGGGGAGGAGGCGCGCTTCGCGGACGGCTTGGAGGCGCAGCTCGTGTTCCTCGTGTGCGGCCTGGTGGGTGCGGGTGAAGCCGTCGAAGATGACACTGAGGGCTGCGTACTTGTCGTCTTCCCGCCTGGCGGCTTCGCGCACCCTGTCCATGGCTTTGCCCCCGTCCACGGCTTCAATGTAGGCCAAGCATGACGTGGCCTCGTCCTGCCCGAAGACCCTGCACGCCTCCTGCACGGCTTCCTCACTGTCGGCGACGGTGATGAGGTGGATGTCTGCGCGGGACGGCTCACGAGGAAGCGTTCGGAGGACTGATGGGCGCGCGAGACGCTTCTGGGCGGCCACCTCGAGGTAGTTTTCCGCGGCGACGACTTCGGGAGTTTTCTCGAAGCGTGGGGACTGTGCCCACTCCTCGAGGGTGTCGATGCAGTGGCGCGCGTGAGCGTCCTTGTGGAGGATGTCCTGGAACCAGTCTTCAAGGATCTCACGCATACCTCCTTCATCGCGCACGTTGATGTGGCCCTCCGTGTGACGGTCCCACAACGTAACGTAGAAGCTCCCATTCGCCACCTCCACGTCAGCCCTCCAACCCGAGAGTAGGCGAGGTCAGGACACTCACCTTGAGCGTGCGGTGACGCTTCTCCACAGACGGGTGGATCGTATGCGTCACGACGTGACTGACCGTGTATGGCCCAGACCCGTACACCTGCGTAATCGCCACATCCAACGTGCAGCCAGTAGAGGTGAGGATGCTCTGAGCGAGGCGTGCGAGAGGACGCAGCGCTTCCTTGCTCAGCGTATCGCCAGCACTCATAGTCGCGCCCTTAACGATGTGGCCACTGGCCTGAGTCGTCCCTCCTGCGACACCTTCACCGCCGTTCATGACGACCTTTGCGAGAGCGAGCTCGAGGGAGATGTGTGCCTCGTTTCGTAGAAGTGTCTGACGCTGAGGCTCCGGCAGACTGTTGGCATATCCTGCAACCATCTGCAGCGCAGCCTGCATCCCCGCTGCGGGGCCGGTGAGGCGCGCTTCTACGGCGATATGGTACATCGCTTCCTCCTTGTCTGGTTGGTTTCGTGCTCACTGAATGAGCGTTGCTGTGTTGGTGCTGCAGCTACTTAGTGCGGCGCAGGACGAGTACGGTCTTGGTCGGCCAGGGCAGGCGGATTACTGAGGGTTGATAATGAACAGCAGGATGACAGGCGACAGAGCAAGCAAAGCCCCGCCAGTAAGGCCGAAGAATACCTGTTGGCCGTAAGTCAGCGTGAGAAAACCTTTCAGCCTTTCCTTTAGATTGGGGCTGCGGCGTAGACACATTGTGTATTCATCCCTTCGTGACAGCCATGCTGGGTGTGTATGGAAAACACCGTTGGTTGACTGCCCCGCAGTCTTATCCAGTTCCTTTGCAGCTACCATGCGCCAGTAGCGCATACGTTCTTCGTACTTGAAAGTACGGTTCTTCCTGAATTGGGTTTCGTACCACTGTGCGAGTGCTTCTGCGGCACGATGAGTCATCCAAAACTTGTCACGCCCGCTCACGATGTACGTTTCGTCACAAGCTTTATTCCAGCGCTCGATGAGATCGTGAAGCGCAGCATGATTCTTGCTGATTTCTGGCTTGTACATGTGTTCTCCTATTACCGATGATTGAGTAGTGCTTGGGTGTGGGCCATGATGCGCACGAGCGCGTCGATGCGGGCTTCTGGCGTAGCGCTGGGGGTGCGCCACGTGTTCCAGTCATCAGCGTTGCCGTTGTCGGCGTTGTAGGCGTTGAGTGCCCGCGTGAGAGCCTGGTAGTGGCCCTCTCCTCCTGCAAGAGCGGTGGTTTCGGCGCGCAGGACGGTTGCTGCGGCCCCCATGAGGATGATGAGGTCTGCGGGGGAACGCAGCGGGTCGCCTGCGAGTTCCGCGTCCGCATACACACTGAGGAGGGCTCGTTCAGCGTCGATGGCTGCGGGGGTAAGCGGTGCCCGGTCGTAGCGCCAGGCGATCTCATGGTCGAGGAGGCCGGAACCGATGATGACGGTGTACGTCGGGGCTTCCGCAGCTTCGCGGGTGTCAGCGGTGGGCATTCTGACGGCTCCTTGCCGACGCCCACGCTGTTGTGGTGAGGACGAATGCGACGCCGACGACGGCGAAGGAGATGCCGAGCCAGTAGTCCCACGCGCCTCCATCACCAACGGCGGTCAGGTGGATAAGGAGTGTGATGAGCAGGAGGGCGCTTGTGAGGGCTCCTGTTACGAACGCGTATGCTTGCCGCATTTTCTTCTCCTCTTGCTTTCTGGGGTTGATTGGTAGTTTAGTCGGTTTTATCTTGTGCGCAAGCGTATTTATATACCAAATTGGTTAAGTGGATCACATGAGGAGGGAGAGACAAAAACAGGACCGGCCCAAACCCACACGGAGAGGTTCAGGCCGGTCCATAACCCAGAAAGCGAGGAACCCAAAGGGCCACCGCCAGACCGATCATACACGCCAAACGCCTGACCAGTCCACTCAAGGGACCCGCTCGACCGGAGCTAACGACTATACGCCATTAGGTTCCCTCACGAATCCATGGTAGATGTACGCATCGTGGATGCCGAAATGGATGGAGCGGTCGAGGGGGCTTTGTCTGAGCATCAGCGTTTTATCGTTCACGTAGGTTCCTCGAATGGGGAGTGTATGCCAGATCCCGCCGATACCTCGGAACGTGTCGGTTTCGAGTTTCTTGGCCCAGATTGTCTTGGCTGTTGCTCGGACGACCTCGTAGTAGGTGTCTCCCGCGCGGAGGATGGTGCCGACAGGCATGACTGGGGTGGTAGGTGTTGTGGTAGCCATTGGGGTTTCCTTTTGTTGGTTGGGTGTTAGCTGTCGTATCTGGGGTCGTGGACTTCGCCATGGTATCGGTGTACTTGGTGGCCTCTGACGTAGAGACCGCCGTCTTTGTGGAGGCGGCAGGGGATGATGGTGTCGTTAACGAAACCTCCCTGAACGGGGATGCGAGCGAAGTCAAAGGTGCGCAGGACAAACGCTTCGGTGGTTGTCACTTGGCGCAGCCAGATTGTTTTCGGTGCGCTGCGCACAACTTCGTAGTAGTAGGTGCCTTCGCGCGGATGATAGACGCGGACGATGGCTTCAACCGGCATGAGAGGCTTGGGCTTGTTCATGAGAGGTTCCTATTCAGGCTTGTACACGATGTCCTTTGTCGGGTGGAGGCGGGTGTTCGCGTTGGGGCGGATGCTGCCCGTGTTGTCGATGCGGCGCATGATTACTTCCCCGATCACGGTTGAGGTGTCGATCTTCGGGGATGCGGTTCTCGAGTGAGCGACTTTGAGCTCTTGGAGCCAGAGCGTCTTCTCGGTGCGCTTCACGACATTCCAAGCGCGCTCAGCTACCGGAGACCAGTAGATCGTCCCCACTGGGGGGAGAGTGAAGCGGTCACCAATGTGAGGCATGGTCTCGTAGCTCCCTCTTCTACTGGCCGGGCCGGTAGATGTCGTTGTACAGGTCCGCGTACACGCCCTTGTGGATGCACAGGCACGCATCTTGGAGGACTCGGCACTGACGTAGAGGAACGTCCGTGCGGGTCATGCCGAGCATGGGTTCTCCTGCGGTGTTGGTGACGAGTTGGCGTAGCCACACGGTTTTTTCGGTGCGGCGTTCGACCTGCCAGTACTCGTCCTCGCGTAGGCGCGTGTAGTGCCTCATGTGGTTTAGTCGGTAGATGGTCCCGATCGGCGGGGCGATGAGCTCGTGCTTCGTCATGTTCTTTGGCCCTTCCTTTCTTCGTGGGTACGTGGATGCTACCTGTATAGCTCCTGGGGGGGTGGGGAGCATAGGCGCGCCGACAGGATGGGCGTAATCGAATCTTCCTGTCGCTCATCCCTAAGCCGACGCGCCGTCACACACACTGTCAACGCTTGATCCGCCGTACGCTAGAACGAATTAAAACCGCAGCAGCTCACCAGCAGCCCATGGAGTCGAACGACGCGGGTGGGACGGGGAGGCCGTCGATGCAGGCTTGGCACATGAGTTGTCCGCCTCGTTCGCGGTAGATCTTGTAGGCGTTCACGGCTGTGGTCCGGAACGTGTGGGCGTTGATGCACCACCAGGTGTAGGTCTTGGTGGGGTCGCCTTCCCAGATGGGCGTGTTCTCGCGCCAGTAGGGGGCGAGTGCGGCTGCGTCTACGTAGGGGATCTCGTTGTCTTTGGTGTTAGTGCTCATCGCGAGTACCTGTTTCCGTACTGTCCGTTGATGGCCCGGTCGAGGCCGTAGTCGAGGATGCTTTCAGCCCAGCGCGTGGGTCGGGCGTGCTCTCCCGTGTATGCGGGGCAGGCTCCACTGTATTCAGGGCCGACCGTGAGGAGGATGCTCGAGCGGGCCTTGTTGATGTAGAGGCCTGTGGGGTTGGTACGGGTGCGGGGGCGTTTACCAGAGGGGCTGAGCCAGGCTGAGGTGTCGTCGTAGCCCAGCTGAAGCTCGGGGTAGTCGCGGATCTGGGAGATGAGAAGCCCCATGAGAGAGGCGTCCTCTGTGAGGATTGCTCGTAGGTGCGAGACGGAGAGGGCGTCGGGAGAGACGATGATCGCTTGGTTCCCCCGATCGTCGCGGCCATCTGCCCGCTGGGACTGTGCATACATCATCGTGTAGTTGGGGATGACTTGGAAGCCTTCGATGGTCTTGGTGGCGTCGGGCGCGTGAACGAAGGAACCGTCGAACTCAACCTGGAGCGCGTCGCGGCTTCCGACTTGGGTGATGAGCAACGAGTTCGGGTCCGCGAAGTCCATGTAGTACTCGTACTTCTTGTCGGGGTTGAAACACTCAGAGAGGAGATCCGTGAGGCCGAGGTCGCGTGGGGTGCCGATCTGGAAGAGGTCCGTCCACGTCAGGATGAAGTTGTAAGAGCAGTCTAGGATTCGGACGTCAGTTTCGGGCTTCGCGTCGTGGCCTGCCCATTGGATGCCTGCCCGCTGCGGGTTCTTGCTGCGGCCTCTCTGCACTTTGATGTTGAGGAGGTCTTCGAGCGGAAGATGATTGTGGGGGATGTGGTTGGGGTACATGGGGGTTCCTTTCAGGCGTAGTGGGAGATGCCGACGGCTCCGATCTGGATGCCGCTCTGGTTGCGGATGGGTTCGCCGGGGACGCGGATGTCTGGGCGGTGGTAGATCTTGAGTGCTTCGGCGGCGACGCGCGACACGATGATGAACACGCCGGGGATCGGGTTCGGTAGGCCGATGCACTGTTCGGGGTGGTTGATGTTCAGTGTCTCGGGGATGCCGGGGATCATTTCCGGTAGTGGCTGGTATTCGTCGGGGACTCGGACGACTGTGCCCGACGGCGGGATGACGCACAGGACGGTCACCTTGTCGTATCCGTAGATGGTGAGCGGGTGCGGGGTGCCGTTGACGTAGATGACGCCGTTTCCGATGGTGACACCTACGAGAGGGCCAACACTGGTGTCGATTGCGACGTTGCGCAGCATGTGAGTGTGTCCTTTCTAGCTTACTTGTGGAGCGTCGTAAACCAGGTGGTTTGACCGTTTAGGAGCGGCTTCGCCTGCATTGCGTCGAGGACGACCACGGGCGGGGGCGTGTGGTTGGGGCCGGGGCTGCTGGCGGTCGCTGCCGCCCACGCTGCCTGGTATTTGTCGTCGGGCTGGGTGGGGGTGCGGTATCCGGCGACGTAGAGCGTCGGGGTCGCGCCGAGGGTAGCGAGGTCGAACATGGACGCGACGGGCGTGGCGGGTGTCTGGTTCCACGGGTAGACGAGGGCCGTCATGTCCCACCCGTCGGGGAGATTGCGGACCTGGAGGTGGTTGTCTGCGTCGAGTCTGCGGAACAACGCCTCCCATGTGGCCATGGAGGCGTTGGCGGTGACCATGTTCGTCACATTGTCCGCGTCGGGGGTTCCGGCGCTCATGTGGGCGACGTAGAGGACAGGTGTCGCGCCGTCGGAGAGGAACACGTACCCGTCGAGGCTGGCGGGGCAGTCAGTGGGGGTGTCGGTGAGTGTGGGCGCGTAGGCGACGGGGTAGATGCCAGCCTTGATGTACTGGTAGCGGCTGGTGAGCGCGTCTTGGACCTGCTTGCGCTGCGAGAGGCAGGTGTCGTGGTAGGCGACGTTGCTGGTGTTCCAGGCTGCACCGTCAGGGAGGGATGGGAACAGCTTCCAGTCGGTTGTGTCGCCGTTGGCTGGCTTGTCGGTGCGGGTCTTGTCGAGGCCTCGTTCTGACCGGCGGGTGATGTCTTCGACGTGGGATTGAGCTTCCTGGTACGCGTCGCGCTCAGGGTTGAACGCGCCGGCCAGGTGCATCGCGATAGCGACGATGACGACGACGAGGAGGCTGAAGGCTACCGGGATCGTGAACACGGCGGCCGTGCGGGCCTTCTCCTGCCCTTCTTCGCTCTCATAGTCCCAGGAGTCGATCGCGGCTTCTGCGCGCTTGTAGGGGCTGCGGGGGAGTCTCATAGCTTGTCTCTTTCTGGAGCGTTGACGGCTCCCAGGTAGCGGGTGATGAGTCCTCGGTGCTCGGGGTGTCGGGTGATGAACTCCCAGAGGTTGTTTGCCGCCGCTGGGTGGATGAACGCGTTTTCGATCATGACGGTCAGGTTCACGCCTTCGCGCTCGTACCGCTCAGCGATGGCCTGTATCTCGCGGGCGAGTTCCGCGTCCTCGTCGTAGATGCCGAAATGACGATCGGGCTTGTACGCGTCGGGGACTCGGTTGATGAGCTCGTGCTCTGTGAGCCCGTATGCGGTGACGGCGAGTGGGCTGCCGTCGCTGGCGTGATCGGTCAGGAGGGGGATGTCGCGCTGCCACATGCTGCGCTGCCTGTGCCCGGCGTTGACTGCGACGGTACGCGAGTAGGCTGCGGTGTTGAGCTTCACGGCATTGTCGGGGTTCGCCAGGAAGCTGGTGACGATCTCGACGGTCGGCACGTCAACGTGTTTGGCGATGGTGTCGATGTCTGCGAAGAGGCCCCAGACCTGGTGGTGGCTGGGGCGACGCACGCGGGGGAAGTACTTCACGCTGCGCTCTTCGAGATTTGCGCGAGGCGCTGCTCGCGTAGGAAGTCCTTCAGCCAGTCCAGGCTGTAGGCGGTGGAGTCGTTCTGTTCCATGTCATTCTCCGATCGCCGAAGTAGCGTTGGTGGCCGTGGGGCGCGCGCACGCGGCGAGGACGAACAGGTTCACGCCGGGGACCCCGAGCAGGAACATGAGTGCCCAGTTGTAGCCCGCGTCAATGAGGCGGCGGCTTGTTGCGGCGAGGAACGGGAACGTCTGGATCAGGAGGAAGATTGAGAAGCCGATCAGCCACGGGAATGCGGTCATGATCGACTCCTGTCGGGTACGGAAGATGCTTCCGTTCGTCGTCGCAATGAAAACGACGGCAGTTGTCCAGAAGTACCAGACGACTGCTGTGGTAGCGACGTAGAACCCGACGAGGGTCCAGTAATCACGCCTGTTCATGGGCGTGTCGAAGTCAAGGGCCTGCGTGTAGAAGCCCTTGAGTACAGCTCCTAGCTGCTTGATAGGTGTGGACATGATGGTTGGGTTACCTTTCTGTGTTGGTTTCGTCAGGCATGATGCTGACGTACTCTTCTGGCTCACGTGGCGCGTTGAGAAGCGCCTTAGCCTTCGGGTTGGCTCTGATCGTGACTTCGACGACGGGCTGGGGGAGGCGGTCGATGCCCTGCCACATGATGGGCCGGATCAGGTTCCGGTACTTCTCAGGCTGATGCCCCTCCCATAGGATCCGCGCGATGATGGGGGAGCGCACCTGGAAGATGACCGGGTGCTGAACCTTCTTCGCGAGCGCCGGGAGGGCGAGGGTCAGCTTCGTGAGGAGTTCCCCGGTGCGGCTGACGTTCTCCGCGTCGGATGGACGGTATGTGCGCCACCAGACGGGCTCCTTAACGCCCTTGATGAACAGGGCGACGCACGTGTGTCCGGCGGCGTTCGTGTAGACGCTGATGATGTTGCGCGGGGTCTTACGTGGGGTCACTTCTTCTCCAGTTGCTTCCAGGCCGTCGTAATGTCCGTCTCGAACTCGAGGAGGGTTTCGTACACGCGCCCGGCGTGTAGGGACACTGTGTCGTTGGGGATAGCGAGGCGGGCCTGCACGTAGGGCACACCACCGTCCTTGATGGGCTTGTACGATCGCTCGAGCGGCACGTCGTCAGCGAATAGCGCTTCGGCTTCATCGCGACCCACGTGGGGCAGATGAGGGAGAGCGACGAACTCAGCCGGCGTCAGATCTGCTGCTGCGACCGCTTCGCTGATGTCATCCGCGAGCGCGGGGTCCGCGCCTTCGTAGAGAGACTCCCCTGAGTGTGCGGTGAGGATCGAGAGCGGGTTACGGGTCTTGGTCTGCTCGACGTACCTGTACACGTCGTCAGGGCTGACGGTCGTAGCGCCGATCCCCTGAACAGCGTGGTAGGCGCTTTCCTCGATCTTCGCGGGGCAGCGCGGGTTCACGCAGGTGATGAGCGTGAGGTCGATTCTGGACGCGAGGGGCCACTCGCATCGCGGGCACTGCGCGGGGAGTGCTGATGCGAGCTTGGGGGCGACGCTGTGTAGGCGTTTGGCGACCTCGGTGATGAGGGGCACCGGCTCACTCCTTCCTGTGGGATGTTTCGTTACCCTCATAGTTTATCGCATTTTTGGGTAAAATCACGGGGAATAGCTCGTTGTGGACACGTTTAGGGAATGGGAAACCCCCTGCCGTTCCCAGAGCGGGTGCCGGCAGGGGGCCTAGAGGTTCTACGAGGTCATAGCCAGGACGACGGTAGGCCTCGCTTGGCGAGCTCGTGCTTGATGCGGTCGGCGACTGCGCGCGCACACGCGAGATGTGGACTGTCCACCCCGTAGCGTTCGCCGATGTCGCGGAGGCGGTCCTTCATGCGCATGGGTGCGCCGGTTGGGGAGGTCGTCATGTCGGCGGCGTTGACGATCAGGAGGTCGTCGTTCATGACGCCGACGTTCGGGTCTCCGTGGTCGTAGATGGCATCCGTCGCGAACCCGAGGTCGGCAAGGACTCTGCCGCCCGCGTGGGCGTGGTCAGCCGGGTCGAAGGCGTAGCCCACGTCATGCAGGAACCCCAGGATGTAGAGCTGGCGCGCCTGGTCTTCGGTCTTCCCGAAGATGGTTGTGGCGATCTCGTAGGCGCGGTTCGCCGTGGCGTTCATGTGCGCGAGGCGATTGGGTGTAAGGGGGGTGAGCGTGGTGGTCATGCGCGGGATCCTTTCAGAGGTTGATGCGAGCGCGGATATGGTCGAGGCTGACTGGCTTATATGCCCACGCGTCTACTCCGACGTTGACGTCGAAGCATCCCCATTCGGGGCGGGTGGGCGTTTGGTCGTGGGTGTGGCCGTAGAGGAGGACGTGCGTCTCGTCGCGGGTGAGGGAGTTTCCGTAGAGCACCTTCGGGTCGAAGGCATTGGACGAGCACCCGGCGGGGACACCTGTACGGGCGACCGTGTTGGCGACCTGGAGGACCATCGTGTCAGTGATCGTTGAGAACACTTCCGCGAGGCGCTGTGTCGCCCACTTGGCCTTCGGGTCGTGGTTGCCGCGGATGAGGTGCATGTGTTTGTAGCCGACGCGCCTAGCGACGGGTGTCAGGAGGGTGACGGCGTGGTCGATGCCGCGTTTCCTGCCGAGCGAGAGGTCTCCGAGGATGTAGAGGTCGTCCCCGGATTGGAGGCAGCGTAGGAGGTTTTCGACGATGGCCTGGTCGTGCTGTTCGACGCTGCGCGCGCCTCGGTGCATGAGTGCGACGTTCTCATGGCCGAGGTGCAGATCGCTGGTGAACCAGTGCGTCATGGTTGAGCGCCTTCCATGGTTTCGTATGCGGCGACGATGCTGTCACGTAGGGCGGTGTAGAAGTCCCGGTTGATGGGGTGGTAGACCTCGTAACGTCGCCCCTTGGACGGGTTGTACTGCGAGGGCATCCGTAGACTGTAGGTCGCATCGGGTTCTCTGATAAGGCGCATGTCTGTGATGACGAGGAAGTCGCCAATGTAGGCGGCTGCTTCGCAGAGGAACCCGCGTGTTGTGTCGTCGGGGATGTGGGTGATCTTCACGCGCGTGATCTCGGGTCTCATAGGTAGAGCCGTCCTTGTCTGTTGACGATGTTGCCGACGCGGATCTGCTTTTCGACGGCGGCGCGGGGGAAGTAGCGAATGGTGTCCTCATAGGTCGCGCCGGGGTGGGCGCGTAGGAACTCGCTGATGGTGGCGGGAGCCTCGTACACGGAGTCCGTGACGGCCCCTGTAGGCGCGTGTGTGGCGCGAACAGGCTTCGCCGCTACCACTGGGCCTTTGGCGCGCCCTGCGGCGCTCTGTGGGGCTTGCTGAGCGCGACGACGGCGATCGCCGCTAGAGTCACGGCGAGGGGTCTTGCTGCTCGTCGCTTTGGTCTGGGCGACACGGCTGCGGGTGGCCTTCCGGTTGGGAGCACTTGGCGCTGGCCGTTGACGGTTAGGATCAACACTCATGGCCTCCAGTTCGGAGTCGGGGAAGCTACTGACGAGAGCCGTGAGGGCATCACCGGTCAGGGGTGCTTCGCCTTGGATTCGTCGTAGGGGCTCAATGTACTCCGAGCGTGTGGCCGGAGTGATGGGGCGCGGGTGGGAGAGGAACGCGAAGCCTTGCTCTCGTTCTGTTTGCTCGAACTCGTCGAACATCTCCTGCATGAGGGCTTCGTAGTCGCCGGTGCCGATCACCCGGTTCTGGTGGTAGGTGGTTTGGGCGGCTTGGAGCTGTTGTGCGACGTCGGGGTCGATGTCCAGGATCATGATTCGCGCCTCCTAGAGTGTGTCCCAGAAGGACTCGTTGTCGAGGTTGGTGCTTTCCTCGGGAGTCAACGCAGGTTCCTCGGGAGTCAGCTCCGGTGGCTCTTCCACGACCTCCCACTTGTCGTCAGTCTGCTCGTCGCGCGTATCTGGCGCGTCTGGTTCTGGCGTATCAGGGGCTTCGACAACAGCAGGCTTTTCCAGGATGGTATCAACGACGTCCGCAGTCTCTTCTGGGGCCTTGTCTCTGAACGCGCCGCGGATTGAAGGACCTCCCTCCTCGCGGGTTTCGTCCATCATGTTCCTGTCCTTGACGCGCGAGAACAGTGCTGCTGAGCTTCTACGGCGCTTCCCCCCGGTCTTACGAGGTGCCGGCGCAGGCTCCGGTGCCGACGTGGGTGCCAGCGCGGGTGCTGGTGCGGGTTCTTCTGGACGTCCGAACGGGGTTGCGTGACGCTGCCAGCGATCGGCGGCTGGCGGGGTTGCAGGTGCGGCTGGTTCTTCGGTGGGACGCGCGGGGTCGAGCTTGTCCCAGTAGCGGCCAATGTAGGACTCGAGGCGTTCCATGCCCTTCGTGTCGGGGGCGAGGACTGCTGCTCGAAGGTACGTGGGTACGCCGTCGTTGATGTCGGCGATGCGTACCGCCACGTCGCCGGCGTTGGAGAGCTTGTAGGGGAACTCGCTGGCCGAGTTCAGGCCGAGGTTTTCGGCGGCGCTCGCGTCGCTGGCTGACTTCGCGGTGATGCGCACGGAGATCAGCTCGGACACGCTCTTGGGGATCACGTCGTTCTTCACGCGGTGGGGGATGAAGATGGCGCGCATACCCAGGGCCGGGAACTCGGACACGAACCGCTCGATGAGCTCACGGTATTCGCGAGCGTCTTCCCTGCCCATGGCGTTGGCGAGGGACATCATCTCATCGAGGACGACGTACAGGAATGGGAAAGCGACTTCGGGGTGGTCGCGTCGGAACTCGAGGACGTTGACGTACCCGTACTGCCGCATGATGTTCTTGCGGCGTGGGGCTTCGGTGTTGACGAGGTAACGGAGCATGTCGATCACCGAGTCCACGGTGTACTCCTTGCGGCGCACGTGCGGCAGGTTGTAGTTGGCGTACTCGCTGATCTGGTTCTTCGGGTCACCGATGTACAGGTGCAGGTCGTTGGGGCTCATGTAGGCGCACATCTGGTTGAGGATGAGCTTGACGATCCACGACTTACCGCTTCGAGGTTCACCGGAGACGACGATGGCAGGTGCCTTGAGGAGATCCACGTACTCGACTTTGCCGTCGCCGGTAGTGCCGATAACGACGGGCATCTCGTTCTTGGGGTCGCGCACGAACTTCTGCGCGTCGGTGGACGATGCGTACATGTCCGCGAGGGAGATCATGTCGATCTTCGTTCCCTTGTAGATGCTGATGAACGCGCGGGACCCGGACTCGGCGCTGGTTGCGTAGGCGTTGGGGTATTCGAGGTTGCCGTTGTCGTCGTACTTGTAGATGTTGGCGACCTCATCGGCGATTGCCTGGGTCTTCATGCGGGGGGTGCGGCTGATCGTCAGCTTGAACATGAAGGGGTTCTCGGAGGCGTCCTTGAGGTCTGGGAGGAGATCCTCGCGGGTGCCGACCTGCTTGGCTGCGTCGCGGATGAGCTCAGCCCAGATCGCCCACTCTGCGCTGCCTTCACGGATGTTGCGCATATCTGCGAACTTAGGGCTGATCGACGGCAGGCCCTTCGTTAGGGTCTCGTAGATGAACTGGCGGGTCTGGGTGCCCTTCTTCATGTCCAGGTTCTCGAGGTCGGACTCGAGGGCCTCGTAGTCCACATCCTCGACTGATTCCTCATCGGGGATGAGGTCACTCCAGTCCCAGCTGTCCGATTCATGCTCAGGCTCGGGGGCGGGGGCGCTCGCGGGTTCTGGCTCGTCGAACACGGGAAGGGGCTGAGGCTCAGAGACGGGGGCAGGTTCTGGCTCGGGGGCCGGGCGGCGCAGCTGCTCGCGCACGTCGTCTTTCTGGTCAATGAGGTAACCGCCAGCGAAGGTCGCGATACCGACGAGGGCGGAGACGGCTGCACCGACCAGAATGTAGTAGCCAACGGTGAGTGCCGGCAGGAAGTTCGACAGGAGCCACATGCCCGCGCCCGCTACTGAGACGACGCCGCTGGTCTTCATGGTTGTAGCGCCCATGCCGCTCACGGACGCCGCCGTATGGTTCTTTGCTGCGACTACGGCGGCTTTCGTGAACTCGTAGGAGTTGCGGCCAGCTTTCGACGCTGCCTGATGCGCAGCCTGGCTGATTGCCTCTGATGCTGTCTGCGGCTGCTGTCCTGACTGGCCGAAGGACGCGGGCGGCGGACCCTGCTGGCCGAAGGATGGGGAGAACGGGTCAGCGGACGGGCCTCCGAACGGCGACGGGGAAGACGAACCGAAACCGGAGCGGGAGGACCCGAAGGGGTCCTTACTGCCGCCGCCGAACGGGCTGTCGAAGGAGGACGAGCGCGACGAACTACCGAAGGGATCCAGAGCAGGGGCGCTGGAGGGTCCGGAGTCCATGCCCCAAACTGAGTCATCGCCCATGCCGGGCGCGAACTCAGGTTCCTGGTTGCGGGCGTTGAAGCGTGCGAGCGCGTCGTCGCCGTTGGTGGGGATGGCCATAACCGTTAGGCCTTTCTGTGAGTTAGCGGACTGTGATGAGAGCGATGACGAAGGCGACGACTGCGACGATGCAGGAGATCGCGTGGAAGCCGTTGCGGTACTTCTCGTCGAGGTCTTTGAGGGAGTGGACTGCGACGTTGCTGAGAATCAGCAGCATGGTGAGGATGGACCAGATCATCGGCTTGAATCCTTGTACTGCTCGCGGATGTAGGTTGCCACGTCAACGCCGTCGGTGTTGCGTAGGAGGTTGTCCAGATCCTTGTCGATGGACACGAGCCACCCGCTGTTCTGCGCGGGGTAGCGCTGGACGGTGAGGTCGAAGGTCACGTCGCGCATGGGAGCGTCACCGTCTTGGGGTCCGGTGGTTTGGAGGTGATCGACGGACTGCTGGTAGGCGTTGGTGATGTACGTGTAGATGTACTGATCGCCCTTACTTGTGTCGCTCTCGCCCTTGTTGTAGTCGCGGAGGTTCTGGAAGATCGTGTCGCGGTCCTTGTTCCAAAAGGTCTTGTTGGTAAAGTCGAGCATCTTGGCGCGCACCGTGTAGACCTGCTTGTCGGTGGAGAAGTTCGCGCCACGGGTGACGGACTGGACCTGTAGGGACAGGAGGCCGAGGCGGTAGCGGTCGCGCTGGTACTGGTCCTTGTAGTCGGTGCTCGCTGCCGTGTCGGTGTCGAAGAAGTCCGCGTAGGTTGTCGTGACGGACGATCGACGTGAGCTCGCTTCGGCGGTGGTGAAGTCCAGCGTGTTCAGAGCACGCAGGTAGGCGTAGGCAACCTCGTCGGGTGGGGTGTCGGGGTTGCCCAGGGACAGGAGGGTGCCGTCCACGTCCCAGATGAACCCAGGCTTCGGGGTGCCGTACTTCTCCCGTAGGCTGGGCTGCTGGTTCATGAGGAGCTGGTCAACGCCGTCGGGGCCCGCAGACTCAGACGCGGATGGGGCGGAGCCGGACTGCGCGAGGGCGCGAACCCGTTCTTCGTTCGCGCGCGCGGATGATGCTGAGTGCGAGAACCAGTAGACCACGGCGATGACGAGGACGAGGGTGACGGGGAGGATGATCTTCCACTTGGTGCGCACAAACTTGATGACGCGCTCAAAAGCGGTGAGGTCTTCATCCTCGTCACCCATGTTGCTGGCCACTACGGGCTGCTGTGGGCGCGGCGCGGGTCGGGGGGCTGGCGTGGGGGCCTGTGGGCGCTGTGGTGGGCGCTGCTGGCCGGAGGAGGAGGCAGTAACCTTCATTTTTGTCTCCGTTGTTATCTAGCTGGTTAGTTGATGAGGCCTGAGAAGTCCCAGCCATCCGAGTCGGGTGCTACTTCTGCTGGCGGCTCGACGGTGGCTTGTTGTGCGCGTCGCGAGCGTCGGCGTAGCGGGGGCCCCTGTTGGAGGAGGTTGTCGATCTGGCGTTGGATGTCGTCGGGATCCTGGAACGCTGTTGCTGCGCTCGAGGCCTCCTCGATGGTGGTGTCCTCGACTGCTTCGACAGAGCCGGTCTTGAACAGTTCGGACTGTGCGATGCCGTCGGGGAGTACTACCTTTCCCAGGGTAACCTCTCCGGTGGATAGCTTGATGACGAACGCGCGCTTGTAGGGCGATTCTGGGCCATCTTCGGACGTCTTGCTGGTCGCGGTGGCGAGCATGGTGAGTTCGTCCTTGAGGTAGCTGATGCTGAGCTTATCGGCGATTTCGTTGCGGACGTTCGCGTCGCGGATCGCGCCGATAGCGACCGACTGGACGTTCTCGAAGATCTTGAGTTTCGAGCCTGCGTCCATGAACATTGAGGGCTGGTTGCTGATGATGAGGTTGATGTCGCCCATCTTGCGGCCACCCGTGATGGCGGTACCGAGGATGCCGGCGGCGCTGGGGAACTCGGCCCAACGCTGGAGCTCTTCCCACACGGTGACGTTGAACTTGCCCTCGCGTTTGCAGGTCAGGGAGCGAACGTGGTGGATCGACGCTGCGGACAGCTGAGAGAGCTGTAGCTGCACCTCGTCCACCATGACGGTGGCCTTCGACTTCATGCCGAAGGAGCATAGGACGACGCGGGCGTTGGCTACGTCTTCGGTGGAGACTCGGTTGGAGAAGACGCTGGCGCGGGAGCCGTCGGGCTCGAAGTACTCTGCGAGCTGGGCGCGCACGAATGTCAGGGACTTGATGTAGTCCTCGTCGCTGGCGCGGTAGTCGCCCACGGCGGCTCCCCTGCGTAGCGCTTCGTGGCCGTCCTTGATGACCTGGTAGACGCTGTAGAGGGTGAGGCCCTTGCTGTTCTTCCAGGTGTGCGCGTCGTTGCCGAGCACGCCCGCGTTGCGGTAGACGACGCTGATGGCGTTCTTGAGGATGCTTTCGGCCCACTGGTAGGTGTGGAGGTGGGATCCCATGAGGGCGCTGAGGTAGGAGAGCGTGTAGTTCACGCCCAGACCGTAGGTGCCGTTCTCAGCGTCGATTGCGAGGTCGCCGGAGCTCATGATCTCAACGGGGTCGAAGTAGCTGCCCTGGCCTTCAGCCATGTTGAGGATGAGGCAGGAGTCGTGGTTGGCGTAGAAGCTGACGAGAGGCGTGTACTCGTCGCCTTCCACGTCGTTGATAGTGAGTCGGACTCGGGAGTACTTCATGAGTTCGTTGAGGAGGTTCTTCACGAAGAAGGACTTGCCGCCACCCGTTTCGGCGATGACGACGAAGTTTTCCGCGTCCACGTCGTTTTCACGGAACTTGTAGAGGACCGGGTAGCCGGAGTTCACGTCGCGGGCGATGTAGGAGCCGTGGGTGCCGATGCGGCCCTGGTCGTAGCCGGTGAAACGGGCGATGATCTCGTCGGAGAACACGTTCTTTCCGACGCGACCGAAGGACTTGCGGCTGTGGTCCATGCTGAATGGGGAGAACACGGCGGTGAAGTCGGCGAGGTGCTGGACGACGCGGTTGACGGTGATGCCGTTGCGGGTGCAGAACTGCTCGATCTTTTCGAGTGATTCGTCGAAGTCTTCGCCGCGGATGCCCATGACGATTGCGTGGCAGCGGTACTCGAAGAACTCGAGCTGTCGGTCGGCGCTGGTTGCGTTGGAGAGGTAGACGATGCTCTCTTCGCGCCACTGGTCGCGTGCGAGGTCGGTGCGGTTCTTCTGGTACTCGAAGGCGTTGTTGTCGAGGCCCTTGTTCTCCTCAGCAGTGTTCTTGTAATTGCGTAGGAGTGCCTTGAGTTTGGGGTCTTCCCAGTCGATCGTGGTGGGGATGCTGTAGTCCATGAAGAACATGCGCATCGTGGGGTGGAGGCGCTTGCGCATCTCGGCGCGGAACTGCATGGGGAGCGTAGTGCCGTACCCGTCGAAGGACAGGAAGACGACGAGGTTGTCCTTGCCGGAAAAGACAGCTCGGTTGTTCGTGTACAGGTTGTAGTCGCGCTCCGGGAATGTGCGCGAGTCCCGCATCTGACTGTTCGTCGTGAACACGTCTGCCCATAGGTGGTACCAGGCGATACGGTTCATGAGGTCCCAGCGGCCCACTTTCTTGGGGCGTCCGGGTTCGTGGATGCGGCCTCCGAAAAGGAGGCGCACGATCGGGTTGGTCTTCTTTTTCGTTACTGCCGTGGTCATGGTTGTGTCTGTTTCCTTATGAGCGGGTGGCCACGCTGCCGAAACCCTCCACGAGGGCTTCGTACTGGCTGGTCAGCTGGGCGTAGGAGCTGACTCGTCGATTAGGGTTGTCTGGGTATTGGGTGAACATGGGCACGTAGGTGAGTGTGCCTGCGTAGCGGGTGTGTGAGGTGATGAGTCGTTCCAGGGGGAAGTTGACGTAGCCTGCGATAGAGCTGAGGCCGTTCGCTGCGTACACCGTGCGAGACGCATTGCCGATCACCATGTGCGAGTGACTGTGCACTGTACGGTCCACGCAGATGACCGCGTTGTAGCGATTGTCCTTAATGAGTTTGTCGAGCAGGAGTGCCGCGGTGGGCTTGCTCGTGAAGACCACAGAGGCGTGCAGCGCGGGGTCACCGTCGGACATGGAGTCGTCAACCCAGGTGAACTCTCGGTAGTGTGTGTGGTTTACCTCGGAGGGGGACTCGATGAAGATGAGGCGGGGTCGCATGTTGAGTCGATCCTGGAGGTAGTCTCGGAGCCCGAGCATGAAGCTGGTCAGGTACTTCATATGCCCGAGGTCCTTGACTCGGTAGATGGGCTTGTTCCCTTGGTAGTTGACCGGGGGGAAGTTCGTGATGCGCGGACCCGCGCTTCCCGCCACGTGAGCGCTATTGATTTGAGCTTGAGCTGCTGCGAGCGCAGCCTTGGAGTTACGCGCATACGTCTTGAGGTCTGCAAGGCTGTTGTTCATGTCGTTGAGGATCCCGACAGACACCTCTGCTTGCTCACGACGTTCCTCTTCGGAGCGCTCGTATGCTGCGACGACGTTGGACGAGGACTGAGCGACGATCTTGAGGGTCGCACTCGGCAGATTCTTCCCCTCGCTGACTGACTCGTGGAACGCTCGGAGGATGTTCTTGTCGCCGGATACGTCGTCGGCGAGCATGAGGTCGGTCCCCGACGTCAGGATGCCCTCAAGTATGTCAGGGCTTTCTAGGAGGTAGGAGTCCGCGTAGATCGTGCCGTTCAGCCCGGTGATGGCCATGGCGAGTGCTGTGTCTGGCTCATCGTTGATATAGACAAGCTGCGCGTCTTGCAGTCGCGGATCCTTGAGAGCGGCGATCGCTTCAGGAGCGTCCTCCTCCGTGTCGTGGATGACGACGGCTTCGACGGTCAGAGCGCTCGGTGCCGTCGCGAGTAAGTCTTTGACAGATGCGGCGATGAGCCAGTCAGGGAACCTGTCTGGCTGGATCGTCTTGGAGATGAGGGCTTTCAT